TAATGGTTCCTGATTTATCCGTGTCTACATAGAGATAAATCAACAAAAAAAAAAAGAGCCCAGGGGAACAGCTGGGCTTGCCCGCATGCGCGGGCAATGACCACCTCAACTAAACAGTGCACTGATGGCGACACGTGGGTCACCGCCAGACATGTGTTGGGTAGCAATATTAACGATGTCACGTACGGTACGTGTCTTAGTGATTTTACGTACGTGGTGTTGTTTGGTGTGGGTACCTAATAAAGTATCCAGTAAAGACAACTGCTGACGGCTGGTTAACAGATCCGCTTCTGCATCGTTAATAAGCTTAACTTTGTTGCGCATGTTAGCCAGGAAGTTCTCAGACTGACAGAAGTTCAAGTCTTTATCGAGATTACGCAGGCAGGCACGCAGGTTAGCTTGGTAGTTGTAATCGACCAGGCTGAGTTCTTTGCTGATCCATGCTAAAGCAGCACGGTGAGCGTGGGTGTTTGTGGTGCTGTACATGAAGGCGCCGTAGGCGGTGCAGAACAGAGCCATAAGGGTCATGACGGACCAGAAGTTGCGATCGAAGAATTCCATGGTGTTACTCCAACAGGTTAAGGTGATACGGGTGATACAAAGGAAGGCCTCCGCAGAGGCCAACAGGAAGTTAAGCTTGCGCAGTTTCTGCTGGCGCCGCTGCTTCAGTTTCAGATGCGTTGTCTACAGTTGGATCAGCGACTACTTCGACAACGACGCGGGTTTTCTTGAACAGCTTGTAGCCGTGGTAAGCGATGACGCCGGCTGCTGCTGCGCCAACTGAGAACAGGGCGATCTTCTTCAGCTTCTTGGTCGCTGCAGATACCGCTACGACTTCAACCTGGCCAGTTACGTTTACAGTTGCGTTGTTCAGTTCAGTGGTGTTCATAGTGAATTCCTTAATTGGATTGATCAGAAGAATGGGTTATGTGCAGAGCTTATTGCTCTTATACACCTCAGTCATATAGGTCTGAGATTTTCTGCAACTTAAAAATAAAAGAAAAGAAACGGCATAAAGGCAGGGGTCGAAACCCCTGCCTGTTATGATGGTTTACGATGAGGATCAGATTCCCGATACGCGACATGATACTGGTCACGCAGGTCTTTGATCTTAACACAGAGCGCGTCAAACATATTACGGTTATAACTAGACTTGTTCGTTTTAAGGAGCAAGGCGTAGTGATGACGAATAACCTTGAGTTCAGCGATCTGGTGATACAGCTCTTCGCACACATTACCGTGGTATAACGGATGGCGCCAACTACGGTGTTTGCGAGCATAGTGCCTGATCGTGAAGGACGTTGACATTATTGCTCCTTGTGCTCGAAACCGGTCTTCTCTGTGCCCCCAGAAAGCATCTGGACATGAGCGCGCAACAACTGACTACGTGCGGCAGATGCCAGAAGCGGGCCACCTTCTAATGCACCCATCTTACACATATCACCACGCTTGAGTTCACCGATCATTGAACCCGGTATTAAACCAGGATCAACACGACCCAGACATTGATCACCCCATGAAGCCAGCAAATTGTCCAGCGCCGGGTCAGGCGGTATACACAACGTCGGCCCGGTCCCCCACTTACTTTTGCGCTTGTACTTTCGGCGGCCAGGGAATCTCATGGACGTCTACTCCGTTGACAGGTTTATGATAGATGATGCGCGGCTCAGGGCGTTTAAGATCGATGACGGTTTCATCTTCGGCCAGTATTGCACCCATAGCAGATTGATCCTGAAACTCACGCTTCATTGCTGCGGTCCTTTTTACTGGCGCAGTTGTTACCGCAATTGCAGCACTTGTCTTTGCCAAGCAGCTCTTTGAGTTCACGGCCCTCACGCATGTTCTGCGGGCCAGGACCCATGGCACGTGGAGTGGCGAGGTAATTACCTACTTCCATGATGACTGGGTCTACTTCACTTGGACGATTCAAACGACCTAACTTCTGAACATCGCTGCAAGCAGAGTCCAGCGGTTTGGTTTCAATAAGCTCTTTCATGACAGCTATCCTTAATACGAGTAAAGTTGTTGGTCTTTCGGAAGGGGTTGTGAGCCAGCGGTATACAGCGTTTGTCCATTCACTACGGTTGTACCAGAACCATAGGTGTATAAAGGATGCTCCTGCGTGTATTGCGGAGTCTTGGGTTCTTGCTTCTTATCAGCAAAGATCTCGTTGAATTGCTCATAGCCTGCAAACATGTTAAGTCACCTCTGATCGTCATAACAGCCTGGGTGTTACCCCAGGCTTCTTTATTACAGTTTGTTGTTCCACACCGACGTTGGATCGTACTGCTGCGTCTGCATGAAATGCTGACACGCGGCCCAACTGATCTTGATATCGCACTTGTCTTGGAACGACAGTGCAGTATCGCCTTCGATGAGTTCTTCCACGTACGTGGTTGAAGCCCAGCTTGGTTGATCGTCGACCACGTTGTGTTCCACCATGCCAGTCGTAGCCAAACGCCAGTCGTAATGATTCACACCGATCATACCCGGTTGTGCATCTTCATACGTGGCTGAGTAGCCGTCGATCTGGCTGTTGTGATACATCTCACGCACTTCTGGGTTCGCCATGATCCAGCGTTGCATCACAGGCTTCGCCGTTTGCAGATCCGCCAGTGTTGCTAAGCTGCGAATTGCGTTCGGGTTAAACATGTGTGTAGCTTGGCGAGTCAGCGCTTCTGCAATCTCCCACGGACGGGTATCCATCACGTAGTTATACGTCTGCTGTGCGATCTGGTAAATCTGCTGCAATGCCGAGTTACCGACCTGCTGTGCCGCCACCATCATATTCTGATATTGGTTATCAAAATACTGCAACGTGCTTTCCTGTGGTCGATGACCTAGGACGGCGTCCATGGCATCATAACCGCCTGGAATGAACATGTGTCCTCCTGAACTTTAGGGGTATTGATCATTACTACGTATAGCATGCGTCCACCATGTACGGTTTTACTAGGCTACACGGTAGTAATGTAGGTTTCTACTTGTTTGGAGTCTCAACCATCCGCCCGGCTTCCATGATAGGCATGTTGGCTTCGGTCGGTACATAGATCACCTGGTTCTTGGTGTCTTTCAGTGAATCCAACCAGAGGTAGTGTAGATACGAGTCATTACCTTTCAACGAGTTACCAATGATACGGTTAGCTTCCGCCACGCCTTTAGCCCGTTCAATTTCTGCATCAGCCAACATCTTAGCCGCTTCTTTCTTAGCACGTGCATCTTCGATTGAGATCTGACGATCTTGTACGGCACGTGCTAACGCGGCTTTACCAGTTTGTTGCTGATCCCACACACGGTAATACGGACAACCTGCCATAGACAACACGATAAACACCACGAACAAAATACACACGTCACGAACAATCGCACCCGTCTGCCATTCGCCACCATAGCTGCTGTCTGACTTCTTATAATAACGACTCATTGACTGCCTCTTTTAATTAAGGGATTGCCACCAGTTGGCAGCGTTTTCTTCATCCCATTTAGCTTTGTTAGTTTGGTTTAACTCTTCGAGCGCCTTGTAGTTCCACGGTGGTGTGAACTCGGCATCTTCAGCGATTAAACGCGTGTGGGGTTGTGTGTCGTCTGCATCAGACAGAACACCAGAGTAGTAGGATTGAGCTGGGTGATCGCTGTCGTGCAAATCACCACTAAGGGTTTCGTAACGATAACCGTCAAACCAATTAGCTTCACGACCAGTGGGGTCGATCACCAGCACGTCTTCCTCAACGTCTTCTTCACCCAGAATACGTGCCAGGATATCATCGTCACCCGTATCAAGATACGGCGCCAGTACCGCAACCAGCATCATTAATAACACTTTGTCGATACGGCGGCTACTGCAACCACCACGCGTTTCATACAACCAATGATCACCGCGGTCTTCTTTAACGTTCCAGCACCAAGTACTGAAATGCGTAGAACGCTGACAAATCATACTGCACAGATTGCCCAGTTCGTCATGCTGACGAAGATTAGCGATCTTCACCGCATGTGTTTCATCGACAGGTTGAAACGCTAATTCCGTCAACGCCTGTTCGAGTTCTGCTTCGATCAACGCCTTGTCCATGAACTGCTGAACAGCTGTTGGTGCATCCTTCTTCAATTTAAGACGAATGTTAACGCCGTAATAAGTACCCATACAAGTTTCCTTTTAATCAGCATAAAAGCCAGGTTACCCTGGCTGTTTGTCATGGAAGTAAGTTTTGGCAAACCAATTGCCGTTTGAGTCGATATACGCCTGTCCATTGGTAACGGTCATGAAGTGCTCACGAGCCACTGTAGACAGTGCTGTCGGTGTCAGACGATCCACATAGTACCATTGTTCACGAGTGAGGTTCTGGTCCAGGAAACGTGCTTCATCTGACGTAGCGCAAACATTACCCCCGATGTATCGGCCGATCATCACCAGCGCACCCGAGGCCAGGTTACCCACCAGGTGATTAAACATATCCCGGCTTTTATCTAAACCATAACCAGCCAGGTCTGCGGCACTGAACACAATCTCAGAGATGTGTAACGCTATGCGTCGATACACCGCCAGGAAGTTCGTACCCAGTTGCTGGAACTTAAACACCGGCATGTAGATGATGGACAATGCTCTGTTGCCTGCAGCATTTTTAAGATGCAGCAGATCAAAATTGCGATCCAGATCTTTAAAGGTTTCCCACCCCGCACCGTCATGTAAGATAAGTGTTTCCAGATACGATTTCAGCGCCAACAGGTCAGGTTCGTTAAACACCAGATACGCCTGGTAAGTAAAAGGCGCACAATTGAGTGCAAACTCATCCATCACCTGTTGCCCACGCTCAACGAGTGCGTTCGACATATTCACCCCCTGAGAAGTATGTGGTGGCTTGCCAGATACCTTTTTGGTACCCTACTAACCCACTTGAGTTCGTCATCATCTGATTGACAGTCCCTGACAATACAGTTAAGACACTGGGTTGCATAGCGGTCGGCAACAAACCCAAACCATCCACACAACCGTACACCTTGTTCGGCACGTGAATAAACCCAGCGGCGTAGTTGGCACGCACAATACGCAGGATCTTTCTCATCAGCAGACCAGACATATACGCATGCGGTTCTTCTTCCAACACCGGGTTGATGTTAAACCGCTGGTAGTATGCGATTAGCAGATGTTGGATTTCATGCGCTAGAACGTCGAAGAAAGAGTCAGCACTGTAGTGGTTATAATTATCGACATCCTTCATGTGGAGGCCAAGAATATTTACCACGGTTTGTCCATTGTAATAACGCAACGTATAACCGCCAGCATGTGCGTATTCATTACTGTAACGTTCTATCAGCTCCAAACGAACTTCTTTCTTTACCACCGCCAGGTAGTACAGCACCGCGTCAAACGACGGCTGGTTACAGGCTACCACGATGTATTGAAAGTAAGGCGCGTTAAAGAATCCATCCCGTTCGTAAATGGTTCTGCCCAAATCGATAAACTCGGCTTCCGATAGCCTGTGTTTATATTTCTCGTACATGGAAGATCTCCGAAAAGAGGCGGGGGAGTTTACACCCCGCCCACCGGATTAATCGTGACTGTACGCCCAACGGTTCATGGTTGAAATTAACGTAGCCGGTAACGCAATGTCACCCGATACGGTTAAGGGACTGTTCATATCCAACACACAGTTGTGGGATCCGAATGCTTCCGCATACGTGGACATGATTTCATCAGTGACCATTAACAGGTTCAACTCATCACCGTCGAAGTCAGCGTTCGAGGAGATAATAGACAGGGTTGAGATCTTGATGGTGATCTCTTCCGGATTGCGGTTGATACGCACCCAGAAACGACGGTTAGACAACCAGCGTAAGGTTGGGTTACGTAACAAGAAGATCTTGATCAGACGTGCTGTAGGTCCCGTAACGTTCGGATCCAGTTCTAACTCATCCAGCACCTTATCAATCACGTCCACCGGCTGTTTAATCGATGAGGTAATCATCGACAGTATCTGGATCGGATTATAACCCAGTAACTTCAGCTTGTTGGCAATGTGGAACCGCAACAACGGAATCGCAATACACCGCGGGATATCCACTTCATCCATGTCGTGATTACCGGTCTTCGAGGTGATAACACAGCGTGCCGTAAAGGGCATGCGTGAACCACCGATGTTCTTACGAAGCAATCCCGGTTTACCTGCGAAGATATCTTTATCATGGGTTGCGTAGAAGCTTGCCAGGCCACGCACAACCTTGATAGCGATGTTTTCGTTATACCGTAAGTCGTGTTGATCAATGAGTTCCTTGCGGGCATCACAGATCGTTAGAGCCGCATCCTGGGCCATCTTCATACCAGGCTCTGCATAGCGACCGGTTGCATTGGATTCAACAATGAATACCAGCTTTGACGGCAGCTGCAGATACTTACAGAAGATCACTTCACGGTATTGTTGATAGAGACCCGCATAGTTACGCAGGGCTTCTGATGAGATGTTACTGCCACGCACCACTGACGAGTTCAGCAGCGTAGTCATGATCTTATCGAAGTTCTCTACCAGGCTGTTCATGCCACGGGGGAAACCCATCTCTTTACAGAGTTTGTAGATTTCTTTGTTACGGTAATCACCACTGCTTTTTGCTGGCGTATATTGACGGTCAGCAAAGTATTCCAGTGGGTTGAATCCTTTCACCACAAACGGCTGGAACAACAACGTCCAGATCTGTGGGTTAATAAAGCCGGCAACGCCTACAGGTGTTTGGAACCAGAGTTGTGATTCAATGGCTTCCTCAGTTACCACTGTAACTTTGGTGTTACATGAACCGCATACACGCCCAACCTTTTCGCCCCCTTCTAACTTACCACAGAAACAACGTGGCTTCACGCTAAACATGTCCGCATCGTAGCTCACACGCATTTGCGCATTCAGCTTGGCACGTTCTGCTTCGATGCTAAGATCAAAATCATTGATTAACACCGGGCTATACGTCAGCTGTAAAAACGCTTTGTCGTGATCAGCTACCGTTGCGCACACACCGCCATTGGCTATTGGCTGCATGACTTATCCTCTTCCAACAGGTAAAAAAATAGTGATAGGGCATAAAAGGAGGAGAGGTTTCCCTCTCCTCCATGGGGTTATGCTAACAACTTACTGGACGTTGAAGTGGCCGAACGGAGTACGGTAGTTACCGAACTGTACGACACGACCCTGCTGATCCAGCTGACCGTAGCCTGCAGCCTGCAGCGAAGACGCGGTATGGGTGTTGAAGCCATACTGTGCGGCCAGCGGCATGCCGTAAGACATGGCGTTGTACTGGTTAGACATGTTCTCCGGACGAACCTGAACACCGGCTGCGATGATTGCAGAACGCAGTGCGGCCAGGAAGTCGTTGGAAATCATGACGCGCTCGTAGTAGCATTTCTGCACGTACGATGCACCCAGGATAGTCTGCAGGAACTGCTGACGCAGTGCGATGCGTTTCGGACCAGACAGGCCAGAGGTAGAAGAACAGATCATTTTCCATTCTTCAACGCGACGCGGATCAGATTCACCCAGGAAGTTCAGTACTGCTACCAGGTCAACGTTACGAACGTCCAGACGCTTACCATCGTCGCTCAGGTAGTAACCACCCTGGATACGAGAACCGTCACGGATAGTGATCAGTTTGGTAGTGTCAGTAAAGAACTTACTGAACTCGCCATTGGTCAGGTTGTTCGCAGCAGCGATAACTGCTTCGTGCGCCAGACGGCCGTCCTGCGGCAGCATGGTTGCGTTAGAACCCGGGATACCGCCCGCTTGAAGGAACATGGAGTTCACCCAGTTACGGTGACCAGTTTCTTCGATGTCCATGACTACGGACATGTTCGGGAAGCACGCCTGGCTCAGCAGCTGCTGCAGTGCGTTGTTGTTGAACTCGTGCGTTTTGGTATCGATCTTCTTCGGACGCGCGTTAGGATCTTGCGGATCCACGCCCATGCGCAGTTCGTAGTTCAGTGCGCCGATATCGTTGATATCAACACCGCCGACCATACGTGGTGCGAACGCATTCATCCAGTTGTTGTTTTCCAGCAACAGGGTGGCTACGTACAGACCCAGCACCTGGAACTCCGGTGCTTCTGCGTCGAAGATACCCTGGTCAACGGCAGTGATTGCCAGCTGCGGGTAGTAGCGCTGCGGCGCCTGCATCATCTGACCGTAACCGTTCGGGATCATGACCGGCTGCGGACCTGCGCTTACCAGTTCCACGTAACCGTGAACGGTAGTGAACGGCTCAGAGTTCTGTACCTGCACGTTGCCTTCAGAAGACACGGTCAGTTTGATCTCTACGTCGTTGCGCATCGGCTGACCATCAGCCGTAATCAGAGGCTGCGGATTGAAGTTGAAACCAGCGGACAGACGGTCAACCAGCGGGTTGATCGCAGTTGCCAGGTTCAGCGGCTCTTCGATCTTGTAGCCAGAGATGCGGTTCGCGTAAGCGTACACGGCGTTTTCTGCGTTGTTCAGCAGACGACCGATTGCGCCACCGTCTTTCCAATCCATTTCCGCATGGATAACACCCGCGCCAGCTTCCATGATCTGGACAGCAGAGTTGTTCTGCAGTTTCAGATGACGGATTACTGCGCCCTTCACGGCACCCCAGTAGATATCATCGTACTGAGAACCGGTCATGCGCGGCAGCTCATAGCGCTCGCCAGTGAACTGGTCGTTACCTACCAGCGGCTTCAGCGGGCTACCGGTGTTTTCCAGCATGTAGGTGTACACGCCGTAAGCGGACTGGCTGATAGCCATGACGTAGATCAGTGCAGCACAGTGCAGGTTCTGGTCCTGCAGTGGGATTACGAAGAAGGTCTGGTTGAAGCCATCACCTTCGTACGGTTTGCAGAATTCCTGCACCGCTTCGTTCGCGATCTTGAAGTTCTCAGAATAGGTCTGAGAAGAGAAGGTACGCGACATGCGGTTGTTCAGACCGAAGATCTTAGAGTTACGATCCTGGCCATCCTGCTGCGGCGCCTGACCAGCGAAGCCCTGTTGCGGCTGCTGGAAGATCGGCTGCTGCTGAGCAGTACCCTGCGGCTGTTGAACCTGAGGTTGTGGCTGCGCCTGCGGTTGTGCCTGAGGCTGCTGCTGTGCGTTCGCCTGGTTCAGTGCATCGGCCAGAGAGTTGTTAGCTGGTTGCGGCTGGTCGTTACGAGTTTTCATACTGCTTGTTCCTTTTTGGTGTTCAGTGGCGGGGCCACTTATATTTAACATTCGCGAATGAAATTACCATGGTAATTACACTTAGGTAATATAGGGTTGTAAAAAGTTTGAATCTGTCTCCACTCGGCAACTAGGCGTTAACCTAGAGGAGAGATGTTATCTCACATAGTATAACTCACTATGTTTTTTATTACCGAATGCCATATCCGAGGTCGCTATGTACACCTTATTCAGTAACGATATGCAGCTCAATCATGGTAACATGATGAACCCGCAGATGGACCGTTTACGGGACATTGCTATGCTTAACCTCGGGCGTGCACAAGATTATTTTAGACGCAATACTTTCCACGTCCAAAACAATCACGTGGTTTGCAGGCTACTCAAACAAATAAAATTACCGGGCAAGCTTACACAATTATCGGCGCAAGATGTTCGTAAATACTACGATGAAGTTCGTCTGCGTGATTACCGTTTAGCCAATGCCGTGGGAATGACCTCCAGTACCAGTTACGGCACCATCAGTAAATCCAGCTTCTACCCTGATAGCGTCATGGAGATTGTGATCGCCACGTCGACTACCTATGAAGAAGCGTTAACCACACCCTGGTATGACATGGAACCGGTGCGTGTTCACCGTCACCCTTATGACGTCTCCAACTACGGTCTGCTCGATAAACGTCAGATCATGGGTGGAAGTGGTATTGCTGTACTCAGTGTTAACATTCCTTTATTAGCGCTGCAGTGGCTCAAGTTCAACCAGTGGGTGGCTGAGACCAACCCTAAACCGGTCCCGACCATTCAACAGTTTGTAGCCTGCTATCCGGTACAGAACCTGGTGAAGTCACACAACGACATTGCTTTAATCAACCGGACCATCAAAGCGTATCGCGGCATTAAAGGCCACAGTCTCAATCCTCGTCAACCGTTCTGGCTAATGGATGACATGACACTGGCCGATAACGTGATTGCGCACAACGTCAAAGAGCTCAAACGCACACCTCGGTATTGGGAAGCCGTACTGATGATGATGCCGACCTTTACACAGTCTGGCTACAACGCTATTCGCCTACCCATTGATTTGGATATGCGTCAAAGTCGTTGGGCGTGGATCATTGCACGCAGCTGGTTGGTCGACTTCTTACTGGAAGTGGAATACTCGTTTAACCGTGGCCGTAAAGAAGGTGCTCTGATTAACGAGGTGTTACACAGCCTGAACATCATCAAGAACGACAATACCTTTCGTATTGGTGGAATGCCACAAAGTATCGATCAAGTTATTACAAAAGAACTTGCCAGCATACGGCAGCGTATTAAAGACAAATAGTTATCAGACGGCAGGTCAGAGGGGTGTGACCCCCTCTGACCCTTATGCCGGTTTAGTGTTCGTCTGATACAAGGCGGGTTGCATTCGGATTCGTAAAGTAAAGCCCTAACGATTCTAAGCAAGAGTACACCATGGCCAGGTTTTCCATGATCAGCTGACGAATGTTAATCCCCTGAATCACCTCTTGCGGTAACCCCTGAGTCATAACGATGTCCGCTGGTAAGATTACCTGTGACAACTTGTCTTTCCCGTACTTCACCATGAAGTCACGCATACGCTGCGCAAAGCCTTGGTCTTCCAACTCATCCAGCCATTCATTCACAGCCGTACGCGATTCCAATCCTAACTTCGCTTTCAAGCCTAAGTACTGCAGCTGTGGTGCTGGGCCGTACTTCGGTGCAAATACTTCTTCCCACATGAGGTAGTGGTAATAGTTGTTGCTCAGCGGTTTGGTGTAGGAGTCTTTGTCCTTGATGGTGGCTTTCGCCAAGAACACCGGCTCACCACTTTGGATCGAGTTGATGATAAAGCGCTCAATGTCACCCACCTGTTGCAGGAGTTCAACCACTGAGAACTGGGTGTTGCTGTTGGACTTATCCAGGATGTCGTTGATGATCTTGTTACCACGATCACGAATCTCTTTTGGCACGTTGGAGTTACGCAAGTGCACGCCTTTGAGCTCCAGCTTCGGCTTCGCATAGAAGTTCCCTTCACGCGCCGTCTGAGTGGCAAAGTAGTGTTTACCCATGTTGGTCAACACAAACGACTCAAAGTAGTATTCGTTCTTCATGGTCAAGCGGAACATCTGGTCTTCAGATACACCGATGTTACCCGACACAATCGCCAGCAAATGCACAACCTGTTGAGAAACCAGGAAGGTTACTGCGGCGTTAACCTGAATACGTTCTTGACGCAGATCGTAGTTTGGCTCAATCCAGTCTACCCATTCCTGCTCAGTAAAGATCGAGGAGTCGGTATCGGACGCTAACACAACTTCACGCACATGGTGCGGCATCATGGCAATCGACGCAGGGGTGTTTGGTGTTACCAAGAATGCACGCACATACGAACGGTACTTCTCGATGTTTTGTACAGACAGCTGGTAGTTGGCTTTCACCAGGTCTTTGATCTCATCCGAGTTCTCAGACTCTTTCACACCGACACGGATAATGTCTTCCGCACACTTCATGGTGGCTAGTACACGAGCATCGCCATCTTTCAGCGCCACGTCTTCACTGATACCCACTTTGGTTTTCTCAGCAATATCAACCAGCATCTGACGCACGAAGTCAGGGTTGACCACACGCATGTGATACATGTCACTGGTAAACATGAACGCGGCACGCTCACCCGGTGTCATGTTACTGACTTGCTGATGGATCATCGCCATGTAACGACGGTCTGACCAGTAACGACGTGAACCACGATAGATACACGCGATCACCTGATCAACCGTTGGGTAGGCCAGGTTGAATTCACGCATCGCCTGATCAATCAACTCATAGTTCGAGTGCAGACAGATCGAGGCTATGTTCTCCATCACAATCTCAGGCGAGTGATAGTGACGGTTACCGGCTAAGAACTTCTCGTTAAAGGCGTTGGTTGACGACGTTGCAGAACGACAGCACGACGTTAACGAACTGTGGGCAGAACGACAATAGAACGGTGTGGACGCGGTACAGAACCCACCGGACATTCCGTTGTTGGTCAGCTTACGACCCGTCTGCATGATATCTTTAATCTGGGCTGTGGTGACGTCACCACGTTGCTCAGCCAGGAACATCTCTTTCTTAATGACTTTACGTGCTTTGATGTTGTTGTCAGTGGATACCGCGTACTGTGATACTTTTTCTTTTGGGTTCAGGTACGCTGTTAACGACGGACTCAAAATCGCCTGACGTTTATCCACCGCATTAAGAAACTTGTTAAAGGTCGTAAACTTCAGTTCGCGGTCACCGTTCTTACCACGAATCAAAATACGCACACGGGGATCAATTACCCCATGCTTACCGCCAGGTGCAGTGACACGAGTGACGAACTCACGTGTCTTCTCCATCGGCTCATTGAAAAGCAGCGACAGTGATTTGGCTTTATTCTCACAATAGTGGTGATGAATGCGCAAGTCACGTTTGTACTCGCTAGCCTTATTAACGAATAATTCCATGGAATATCCTTACGGCCGAAAATGGTCTCTATTGGATAGCCCAACAATGTCAAAAAATAAATGCTGGGCATAAAAGAAAACCACGGGAGCCTAAGCCCCCATGGTTCAATCTACCAATTTCACCACGGCATCTGGATAGCCATTGGATTCCAATGCAGCTTTCACGATAGCGATGTCATTGGTCCCCACGTCAGGAATGTCCACTGTGATGCGACGACGTTGCTTCGCGACAATGGAGGATTCCTTGATCCATGGAATACCGAGCATGACAATGGACCCGCTTTCTTTCTGCACACGAATGTAGCCGTATGAAGACGGGTCATCAGCAATGCCCTTTCCTTTAATGAGCGGGTACAGGCTTTGGTGTTTGGCTTGCACATCAAGCCCCAACGCCTGTGCGGTTTCCATATCCAGATCAGCCATGATCTTCGCGTTCGTAAATCCACTGGTTAAGATCTCAGGTGCCTCAACGATGAAATCCACCGTTGCTCCTTTGACCAGTAACTCATACCCCATGTTGACATCCCCCGACAGTATACATTAACCGCTGATCCACAACGAGGATGATGGTCCAGAAATCCGGACCGTCCACCAATAATCCTGAGACAGCGATTACCGGGACGTTGTGTAGCAATAGCAGTTCGTTCAGTGCTTCATAAAATGGCTGATACAGGCTTTGGTATTCGGGATCAACATCAACAATGTTCACCCGCTCGGTACATTGGCGAAACAACTCATACACCACATCGTTGATCACCCCCAGGTTAATGCTTTCAGAGAGGTGATCCGTGGCAACGACTTGTTTCACGGCGTTGAAGACCCGATCAAAAGCGGGCGTGCGTAAGGCGAGAATCATAGTAACCCCAAAGTGATCGAATCGACTGAGTAACCGCAACACGGAGAGAATCTATCGTGGGGTCATCTGGTAGGTGGCTGTGTATAAAATACCCGACAGTTCCAACAAACCCACAACATACCCATTTACCGTGTGCTTGCGGGAAAAGGGATTCAACCAGTGGCTTCAGTCGATAGTAGCTTGACCTTACCAAGTGCCGATCGTGGATGTTCAGATCCTTACAGTCGCAGAAGTAATCCACCATGTAATCTTCATACCCGGACGGGTTGTCGAGGGGCTCCCGGTTCCCGAGTAAGAAGTCAATGACATCTTCATACGTCACGCACGCATCTTCCATCTGTGTCAGCTCACCCATGAGCCCTGAAACTATTGGAGCAAAGTCGTGTACGAATACACGCATGATTGATCATCCATCGATTCAAAGACCATTGTGACCACACCGTTACTGTACTTCGCCTCAATCATTCGAGACGGTAACGGCATCCGGGATTGCTCGATCGCGATACGGTAGTCATTGTACAGCAACAAAGCAATTTGCTCACACACGAACATCACAACCTGATAATGTTCGTAACTGTTGTTCGGCAAATGCTGATGACAAAGCTGCTCGATATTTTTGGTCTGTGCTGCACTCACCAGCTGATTGATGGTCAGTTGATTGAGCGCCATGTAGACCAGCAGGTTAATATCGATGTCGCCGATGTTGATCAGATGTCGACGGACCAGTTGATGCAATGCTTCATCACGTTGCGGTAATATTGAGAACACGATGGCATTCATTTCATGCTTGATCATTCTCTCCTCCGAACTCAATAAGCAAGGTCCAGCTCTCTTGGTCAAAAACCAGGTTACGGATTAACCCTGGGTGGATTTCCCCGTACACCATTCCCAGTCGCGTTAACAACCCCATCATCGATTGCATGACCACATGAAGGTGCTGCTGTGCTGCGTCGTTCAGTGTCACCATGCTCCCGTTGATGTAGTTATCCAACACCACATCTTCATCGCCAGCGCTGTTATGGATAGACTTATACATCGCCAACAACGTCATCATGAAATGGTGAAACGGTCCAACCAACCGAGCAGGTGACGAACCATAGTGGTCAGTGATCTGTGGGGCGTAACCACGCAAGTCAACAACAAAGAACGGACCCATAGCTACCTCACATGTATTCAAGGCGTACGGTGTGAGACGCGTCGTCTTGCGCAACCATGACCACATCGCTTACCTGGTTCAACACCGGGATTAATGTACGGGCAACGTACACACGGTTGTTGGTGACAAAATCACAGAACCCGGCCACCACACTGGATTGCATATACTGAATGAAAGCAGGGTCATTCACCAGTGGCGTGACGTCACAGTCAGGATTGCCGTCCACACCCAGTTCTTTGTCTACCCACTCCATCAGTGAGCCGTAATCGTACTCAACTTTACCAATGGAGTTGAACAGGGTGTTGGTGTAGGCATCAAACAACATCGTGTGGGAGAAGATACCCAGGATGTTATTTGGGTTGGTCCAGATGAAGGTGTTCAGGTCAACGATAAACTGATTGGGCAGATAGCTACGTTTACCATACGGGTACATTTACTCCTCCTCATCTAACGCCAGGGTCACAACCACGGCCGTCCCTTCCAGTGTGCATTTGGTTTTCACACACTGGGTGTCAGAGGCATGACGCATCATCGCACGGATAACAGGTTCCAGTTGCTCTCGCAATTCCTGGGCGACCGCATTACTCATGATAGAGGCATCACGCAAACTGATGGGTTGGCCGTATTCGGGCTGCTCCAGGATTGGGTCGACATACACTTTGTCAACGGCATGGACCGCACCGGCTGCAACGATGGCGTGTAGGTTGTCCTCGGACAGGTTAGGGCAACGGATTTTGTAGCGAGCAACGATCCCGCCACAGTCAATGACATACACCTGATCATGTTCAGACATACGGGTCAATTCCTAACTGAATAAAAATGTTGTATGCCGCATCTATTACTATTCGATGTCGACCCCAACTGCGCCATTCAGGTTGCGTATTATTCATGTAGAATAAATGAATCTCTTGGGCAGCGACTTGTACAAACTTTTCGACCGTTTCCTTTGGCGTACCCAGACCCACCAGGTAGGACGAAGGACCGATAACGTCAAGTTCGGACTCAGTACCTACCGCTGATTCTGACACGAACTGCAACAGGTCTGTAATGGCGTAGCGCGTTATGGGGTTATCCAACATCTCACTGCTGAACCAACGATACAAGGTTGGCTGCATATTAATGTTTAGATACATACCGACTCACTAATTGGTGTAAAGCGGGATTGCTGATAACAATGTCTCAGCTGGTTTACGGCCTTCATAAACCGGCAGACGATGTGTCGTGCCATTACCGATTAAATTGTCCACGTAGTTACTGATCAGCAAACACGTGACCACAACAGGCTCTGGCAGTTCAGCAGGGTTAATCCCATCAAACTTGTACCAGGTAGAAGGATCCATGATCGACTGACGTAAATCATCGTGAAGATATGTTTCCTTAAACACATCCGGTGCCACCGAGGCAATCACTTTCTGATCCAGTTCAGTGACCCGTTTGCGCTTGATGATTTTGTTACGGGTTTCAATCAGCGTATTTGCAATATGGTTCTGCTGCTTATTGATTACCTCAATCGACCGGCGTTCCAGATTACGCTCCATGCTGTTCACGGCGTGCTGAGTGATGATCTGGTGTTCCTGCTGCTTTTCACTGATGAGGTTGAAACGGATCGGCAAGGAGGTATTGATTTGACGAATGGTTTCTTCCACGTGACTCAGTACAGCATGACTGCGATACTTGATCATTACGTCGCCTTCAGTGCGACCGGCTTGCGCCAGCATGCTGTAATACTGCATCAGCATGTCAGGCACTTTAGCCAGCAGATCGCGCAAGTGACGTTCAGCTTCAAGACCTTCGGCTTCGTGTGCGTCGGCATTGATGACCAACATCTGTTTGGTCTTCTGCGGCATACGCGGCATCAGCCCGATTTCAAAGTTCACATGATCCGCTTCGGTCACCAGTTCCACCGGGTTAACGTAGTTAATGGTCGCTTTATTCTGACGACTGTAAACCACACCGTTGCCACTGTATTCGAACCACCACTCGTAATCCTTCATACTGCCCAGATAACGATTGAGTTCATTACGCAGATAACACGCCAGGTTGTGCAGCGTCACATTGACAAACCCGGTTAGCCAATCCACGTAGTGTTGCCCACCCGGTACCTGATACACCGCACTCGGATCCGGTGTACGGGGTAAGTTACTTCGAGGCGGTAGCCGTACCAAATGCTTACCCGGCCCCAATGGCGCCGATTCACTGATCCGCACCCATGAGTTACCCTGGTACACCCAGTGCTTAGGATGAGACGGCTCTAAGATCTTCACCCCGTTGTAAATCGTCGACAACACTTTTTGCACAGTGTTATCAATGTTGGCCCATGCAAACAATTCATTAAAGACTTCTTCGTGCACAGCGGCAAACACCATACACGCTTGACCGTGATTCATTGGTTGACCGTTAACCCACGGAGCGGAAAATGCGATGGCTGCTAAATGTTCGCCCGTAGAGATAACGAACGTGTTTGAGTTATAGTTCACGGCTTTTGACTCCCTTGTTACCCTTTTCACATAAAAGGACTACGCCCTATGTAATAGGTCATACATGTTAGGTTATACACAGTAGTAATGTAGGAACAAAATTATTTAAACGGCATAAACCCCCAGGACGAACCTGGGGGCTATGCGCGAAAGGTAATGGATCAGGTCGCCCCCAGCCAGAAGCGCTAATCAACCCACTGAGAAGGATATAACTCAGTCAGTCTTTACATTACATATAATAGCCGTTAAACGACCATACCGTTGTTGTCAACGCTATCGTCGCTACCCAGCACTGACTCGATGGTGTGCTGAGAACGCTGCGCATCGCGAATACGACGCAGAGCAGATTCCAGCGAATCGAAGGCAGGCTTCACTGGTTTAGCATGCACCACATAGTGCAGGGTTTTGCCGTAGTAGGGGTTTTCACGTGACAGTTCTGAACGGATACCGTCGGTTGAATAAGACGGGGTCACCGGCAGATACTCACGTTCTGCATCCGGGTAGATCGACGCCATGGTCACCGGTGCCGCACCTGAGATGGTCGCCAGATCTTCAGCACCGATAAAGACTTCGAGCGCAACCAGCTGCGCCGGGATCTCTTTACGGACGTTGGTCCAGTTCAGCAGGTTGATGATGTCTTTGTTGTCAATGATGGTGTTATCACTGTCCAACAGGTTCAGCAGGCTTGGCAGCAGGCTGCGGACTTGCTGATCAACATCGGCCTGGCTGTTGTGCTGGTTGACTTCGAAGTAGGAGAAGACCACCGGCACTTTGTTCGCCTGCTGAATACCGGCAAGTGACTTCAGGGTGTTCACGGAGTTCTGTGCCTGGGTTTCATCGCCGATTGAACCGATCACCAGTGCAATGACTGGGGTTTTACGTTTCAACAGCTCACCGACCAGTACCGGGCCAATGACAGAACCAGAACCGCCACCTGCTGTAAAGATCACGATGTTGTAATCTTCCGGCGGATGTTCAGCCAGGATTTTATCCATGGATGCCACAACCGGTTTGTAGTTGTGGTCACGTTGTTTACCTGAGCCATCAGCGCCCGTCAGCACGAACTTGGATGACTCCGGCATGTTTGCCGTCATGTTCTTGTTCGAGGTATCCAGACGGGAGACTTTGGTGTCAGAGAAACCTTTGACATTGACGTAGTCGGTCAGATCGGAAGTAATGCTAATCGCACCACCACCACAAGCAAAAATACGCGTAATACGTTTGGACATGATGCACTCCCGGTTAATTTCTATGATAGGTGTAGGTTCAACATATATATTGTTGGGTATGTATTGCATTACTAAAGAGGTAGCCATGAGTGCTATAGATAATGCCATCTCCGACATCCTGTTTGAAATCCCCATGGAAGTACTTCGTGCGGCATTTCTTGGGGATCGTCAGCTGTACAGTTCTACGGGAGCCAGGCAGGTATACAATACTTCAATGAATGAAGTGTTGCGCAGCAAAGTCTTTGATGCCAAAGTGTTAAAAGACTGTGACCTGCTTGGGGGTCAGGAAGTCATCATTCCGTTGTATGACACAGAGTATTGGAAACCTGATAACTTTACCACCGTGTTTCGGGTTGACCAGGCAAAGACACGTGGTCTACGCATCACGTCCATACTGTCTTTGCTCTACGGTTATCCAGATGCACTGTACGGTGCACCGGGTGCAGGTGTGGGTACGTATTCCGGCTCCGGTAACCAGAATGGGTATCAAGGTGCGGTCACAGCCGGCATGACGTCGATGATGCAGTCTTATGCACCTGCGGTGGAAATTCAGTTGGCCAACATTGAAATCGTTGGGTTCAACACCATTGCCATCTACGAGACGCAGATCATCACGAACCAGTTGACCTTGCGTTGTCGCTTAAGTAATGATGCGGAACTGAACAACATCAAGAACAACTCCTGGCCGGCATTCTCAGAACTCTCTGTTCTGGCAACCAAGGCGATCATCTATAACACCTTGCGTATCAAGTTGGACCAAGGTCAGTTAGTGGGCGGTGTTGAACTGGGTGCGTTCCGTGAAGTGATCATGGAGTATTCGGATGCCGCACAGAATTACAAAGACTTCTTCCGGGAACGTTGGCAGCGTGTAGCGGCCTACAATAACACCCTGGGTCGTTACCGTGCAATTCGTCGGGCAACACCGAAACGTTAACAAAAAAGAAAGCCGGCATAAAGGGCGCACTCTTCTCCCCGTAAAGGGAGAAGAGGCGCTCTGCTTTATTTGGGCACGTTGTCCGGATGCGGTTCATCAACCGGTTTTGGCGACGCATCGAAGTTTGGATCAGGCGTCCACACACCCGGAATGAAATCACCCGGGTCAGTCCAGGCTGGGCCTGTGCGGTACGTCGTTATCGGTGCACTGTCCTGTACTTCGTCATACGCCGCAATCTCACACGGCAGTTCCATGACAATGGTGGTGATGCTGTCTTTCACCTTGTCATAAGTGCGCACGAGATCGTAGGTATGCGGTTCATCCACAATGGTCAACTGACGACGATCGTGGTAGTTCGCATACATACCCTCTGGGCTTTTCCCAACTAGCTCGAAGATACCGCGCTTAATGCTGCCAAGCGCCGTGTCACGATCTGAGTAAGGATCGTAATAAACCTTGTTGGCGCCTTGCGGGCGAATCCAGAGGAACAGGTTACGATACGCCATGGCTAACACATCAACCAGGCACAGACCAGGTTTAGCAAAGAACATGACGTACGGTACGCCTTTACTATCCCCTACCGCATAATGCGACTCATCACCCGGTATCGTGGTAATGGCAACAGAGAGTTCGGCCAGTACCGGTTTCACCACCGTGCGTGGAACAGAGGTCAGCACACCGTTGACAAACACGGTATCCTGTCCAACACCACCAGGTTCCATTACCTCGTCAACGATAGACATGCCTTACTCCTCGCCCATGTACGTTTTCGCATATGCCGCATACTGCTCAGCCGGCGTTGCGACGGTGTTGATGTTAGTAGTCAGTGTCAGCCACACACCCTGCTGGATGGAGTTGTCTTCAGACTGGACCGTGGTCGTGTTGAAGTTGGTGATCACTTTTGAGCCGCTAACCAGACGCTGCCACAGCACGGTATTGCCGGCGTGTTCGAACTGACCCTGGTCACGGGTATTGGCAACGATGGCGTTAGCACCAGACGCATTGATGAGTTTCATCGCCGCCTGAATGTGTTCGAGTGCGTCACCACGATGAACATTGCTCTCGACCGCACCGCCCAGCGCAATGTGCTGGTATGCCTTCACCAGGGCATTACTGATGTCAGCGATCGGCAGTTCCTGGTTAGCCAGGATCATGTCGCCGTTTTCGTAGCTGATGCTAAAGCTTGCGGTGTTCAGCACACCTTGCTCGTTCAGCACCATGTTAACCGGTGTACGGATGCTGACGCTCAGACCAGCCAGGTTAGTGAGGTTCTGCTCCCACTGTTGTTCTTCCTGGTTACGTTCAGCAATATGACTTAATTCACTCATGTTAGTATCTCTCTTTTATTACAGTAAAGGATGTTGATAGATCCGCATACCGCGGTAATCAACACGAAAGTGATCAACGGTGCGTCGATCGAGTCCTTGGCGTGCCAGTCCATCAAACACCAAGGAGGGAAAATCTACCCGGTTCCTGTACTTAGGGTTAAGCCAACCCCAGTAAATGTACTGCTTGCCATTGTCATGCCAGAATTGCAACCCGACCACACCCGGTACTTGCGTAACAGGATTCGGGAAGTCATTTTTTATGGTGGCTGGGCGATAGTCACCCGCCATGATAAAGGCAATGGCTTGGTTACACCGCATGCGTATTAATGCGCCCGCATAGTGGTGCAGGTTGTCTTCGACATTCAACGCATGGGTAATGGCCGGTAACTTCAGCCGATTGGTGTTTTCAATGTCAACTTCGTACTGATCGATAACCAGGAGAGGAAGATCATCCACGTTACAGCTTTGCAGGATCTTAATCTCCTCACAGAGCTTTTCCGGCGGATTCATCCAGCGTTGCACTTTCTTCCACATAGCCACTGTCCTTAAGCATTGCCAGCATGTGGCTTTCGCCTAACACGCGAATTTTGAAATAGGTCGCCTGTTCTAAACGACGGCCCGCGCAATCCCCAGCGATAAAGAAATCAATTCGACGATCCACTGTCGAACAGACACGTGCACCTTTCTCAATGAGTAGCTTACGCAAAGTGTGACGATCGAAATGTTCGAACACTCCTGCGAGCACTACCCACTTGCCTTTAAACACATCTTCCATACCCACCCCAATCAAAAAATAAAGACCCCCGAAGAGGTCTTTACTGTTTTAGTGTTTGGTAGCCATCGAGTGACGACGCCAACCGGTGTTTGCCATCAAAGGCGCAAGACGCTTTCTCAAACTGTCTTGCGCCACAACCGCTGCATTACCAATCGGATCTGCATCGGCGAGTTCGTTCAGGCATTCTTCGGGGACAACGTGGATCTGGATGTTGTGACGTTGAACAACCTGATGGTACTCCGCATCACCTTCGGTCTTGGCTTTAATGGCAGCCAGAACATCGCAGGTGAACTTCGGATCCTGACTGATCAGGTAAATGTCACGGGTCTGGCTTTTCACCAGCTGGACAACTTGATCAGCAACCCAACCCAAGTTCATGGATGAGTTGTACTCTACAGCAACAGTCAGTTTATTGTTCATAAGGTAGGTCTCACATGTCAAGTAAAACAGCTTACACTGCCGCACGGGTGCGGAGCATTTCGGAAACACGACAGTTCACTGCGTCCCATACGTCATCCTGAATACCGGGATCACGTAAGAGCATCAGGCCACCTGTCTGGAAGTTTGGAGCAAGAGCGCCGGCGAGTTCGTAGTACGGCTCGGAGATCCCATGCAGGTTCACCATGTAACGACCGTGCCAGACGCGACCGAAGTTATCGATCTTCATGTGGGCTTTATCCAATACGTAATTACCCACCATATTACGCATGTAATGCATGATCTGTTTCGAATCGAACAACACGGGCTACCTCCTGGTATATGTTTGTTGAGCAAACAACTCCTGTGCAACGCGCTCCACATTACGACTGTTTTCGCTACTCACCACTTTTGATGATGATGTCCGAATACATTGAAGTAAGTGATGCTGGAAGGTCAGGTTGTTTGGCACGGTACCACAATTGTGGGTCTTCATTTCTTTCCCCTGTGCTTTGACAATCTGGCCCGGTAATGCGCGGTACACATTTATCCAGGTAGGGCCGTATGCCATCGATGTAATGATTCACCTGTAAAAGTAAGTCAGGTGTCAAGAACTCGGTTAGCTTTTCTATTTGCTGAACATGCTGGAAGATGCTTTCATTTAAAGCATGGTGTTGCCGTTCCAGTAAGTCGCGAGCTTGTTTGGTGGCTGCATCACCAAAGGACTCTGTTTCTGCCCAGTACTGCTCTTTAACGTCATAGAGTTCACACACCGTCATCAGGATTTGACGGATGCGGATGAATGCTTCTTTACCTTCCATAAAAGCCTCTTGCGGTGGGTTAACCCGATTGAATTTAAAGCGCAGCTCTGCGGACAGTACTCGAAACCATCGCTCATTGTCACGTAAGCGTTTGATCTCGCTTTCACGCGATGTCATGGTTCCTCCTTTATTAGAGCGTAAATAGCCATGACATCGGGCGGGTTAGTTAAGAATTACTAATAACGGGACGACCGATAAAAGGTTTCTTTGTCCCAGCGATGTGCTTACGAATCATGGCGGGTTTGTTTAATCCCATTGCCTCGAAATGTGCACGGGGGTTCTTTTTCTTACGTTTGGCCAGGACCTGCTGCGTCAGCTCTTTACCGAACTTACGACTGCGTGCGATGAAGACTTTACGGTCTTTCTCATACGCGGCCCACAAACCGGTTCGGATGTTCTGCATACCTTCACGGTAGACTTCGTCTGGATGATGCTTAGCGCTCATTGACTGCTGGAAGCTGTCGTTGTACATCTGAGCGGAATGATCCATCCGTGCTGCGGCACTGAGGATTAATACGTGCATCGCTTTCAGGTTGTGGAAACGACGCTTCAGGGTTCTTTTGCTTAATGCCATTTTACTGCTCCTACAAGTTAAGGGTTATAAAAGCCCGGGGGTTACCCGGAGCTTTATGATGCTTATTTCAAATACGTGACGTCGCCGTCTTCGTTTACTTCGATATCGCCTTTGTTCAACGCCACGTGAATGTAACCCGCGAGCTTATCGGGAACACAGACAATCGTTACTGTCGAGCCACTGATTAATTCCAGCTTGGTCGTGTTATCTTTACTGCCGTTTTGCGACCACACACTGATATCGCTTGCTTTGATAAACACGCTCTTGGTTGACTTCTGACCATCGTTGTAAAGTTTTGCTTTGATGAACATAATTACCTCCTTATTTTAAATGGTTGGATTCATCACCAGTGTAATATAGGTTTGAAATCATCTGCATTGCGAGAACGGCATAAACCCCGAGGTGTTACCCCCGGGGTTTAGCCGCTTTCACATGGAACATCTGAGGATAAAACCAGGACCATACCCCTACAGCCCTTGACGCAGTAACCGGACAAATTACCACACCCCGCTGCTCACCTTGGTACCGGGAGTGACCCGATGAGCAGAAGGCTGTGTAAGTTCGAGACACCTTGGTCAATGAATCTTCACTGCTACATAGAACATGCCTAGCGGGCACCGAGGTGGTGAATCCTCAGTGGATGAATTTCATGTTCTACGTTTCGTCGCGTTTAATGTCGGCGACTCATCAGGCTAACGACAAAGAGGTAGCTGAAGCACACCGGGACTCGAACCCGATAATGATGACATCACATTGTCTAATGATGACATGGTGTTGTCAGAGCAATCTATACCTGGCTGATAACTGCGTCGACTCAGCGTCCAAGTATAAGCCTTTCCGTTTGGCTAGTGCCAGCATTGAGAATAGGTGTCCGGAGGGAGATCAGACCCCACCACCTGTGCGCACACCACCCCTAGTAAGTTTAAGGGCATTCCGGCGCACCGTTCTTATTAAACTATCCGGACGATTCGGTTATACTTCGATTCCGCACTCTTTCAAGAACGCAACCAAAGTCAGCTGACCTGAAGAGTAGGTTTTACCCTTGAACTTCGCCAGGTAATCAGCCAGTAACGCTGTTGATTCGAAGTACTCAGGATCCCAACCTTCCTCCAAGCCGTAGCAGGAGCAATGGTAGGCGACCACTTCAAAGAACTTATCCTCTTCCTTGTCGTAACCAAAGACATAGGAATGTCCTGAGTAATCCTCGTACTCATACCAGCCAAAGACGATATGGTAGCGTTCATGGTTCTCCACGCGGAAGTACCATTCGTCATACCAGACCTGGCCGTAGTCATGGTCTTCATCTTTAAAGCCGGTCAGAGACGGGGTCAGGGCTAACAGCACTTCTTTATTCAACATAATGAATTTCCTCGAGTAGTTTATCATCGCATGGATAAACAGATGTGATTGGGATCAAGTTCCGCTCACGTACTCTTGGTATGCTTCATCATGTTAAATGGATCGAGGTTAAGGACAGACTGCAATTCGTACAGTCCGGTCGGCTTCAGCGAGTATGACTTAGTTGAAAGTCGCAGCTGTCCGAAACCTCAAAAGGGTGCCCGAGTGCACTCGGGTTTAGACTGATCGCCGCTCCCGTCAGCCGGGCGTGATGGGGTGAAAGCCCATTGGCTGCTATCAATCTAATTCTGAATAGGTGTCCGGGTCATGCCCGGACTTAAGTTAACCGGCATTGTAATCCGTAAGGATCACAGCAGCGGACGATGCGTGTGCTGTTCCCACTAGGGTAACGCGCAGAGTATGGACGTCTTTGAGTAGAACCCAGGACGGATGATACCGCTTAGCTTCCCACTCAAATTGTTCCAGTGACTCCTTAATGCAATCCAGCACTTCATCACAATTAGATTGGTGAACGACCCCGGGGTGCAGTAACCTAGCAGCATCCTCAGACGCAGCAATTACGACCATGCCCCCAAATTCATCCCAATCCAGATTGTCAGTACGTTCCACTTTATAAATGTTCATGTTCATCTCCACTAAGCTGAAAGCTGTCAGCGAGATGTGGTTTCCTGAACATGAATGCATTTGCCCATTAACTTAATTTCGGTGTTTAGGGTTGGCTGTGTAGGCCTTGTCGTATCGAGTAATCAGTCAGCGATCAGAACACCTACCTGATCCAGATGGAACAGTAGTCCTTTATGTGTTCGGCTCTTACGGACTTATGGGTATGCCGTAGGTCTACGCGATCATCGCTGCAGGTTGGTTACCAGCCAGACCTGTGCCTCTTACCTGAACAAAGTTGGTGGCGGCGGATGGACTCGAACCATCGAAGACCGAAGTCGGGGGATTTACAGTCCCCTGCAATTGCCGCTATGCGACACCGCCAGAATTCTTTTAATCGATTAACCACGTCAGGACATAATTGTCGGACTTCTTGGCTAACCACGTATAATATTTGCTGTACCGGATCAGATGGAATGTCTGAATGCGGTGATCAATAAAGATCTGACGGATGTCATCTTTCGACACCTTGTCTTGACTGATCATGTCACGCAGCGTATGTGCTGTAATAATGCGACACTTCGCCTCTTCAATAACATTAGGGTTCTGGCGGATCACCGCTGCTGCTTCCGGATGAACAGGAACCCAACCAATACCCGGTATCCAAATGGAGTCGGGTACCTTTGTACCATCCTGCGTGTTCTCATCTAACGATGCGTACATGGACAGATAGTTGACCGCGGCTTCTTGCAAGGAAAGGTTAAGGGTAACCAAACGGGAAAGCGGATCACGGATCAGGCTTTCGATCATCCATTTGGTTTTACCGGTTTGACGCGGTCCACCTATTCCAAGCGTAAAGAATTCTTTCAGCGCCATGGGTTTATCCAGGGCTAAACAATCAATCGGGCCAGCTACATCAGGGTCAACTAAACCACGTTTGAGTTCTTGCGCAATCGCATCATAATTGATGGCTGCCATAGAAGCGTCCTCGTTAGGTGAATTACAAGTATTGTGTTACCGGCTTGAACCGGGCACGTTTGCACAGCTTTTGTAACCAGTACGGCAATGCAGCAACAATTTCACGATGATGCTCATACAACTCTCTTGCCCGGCGCATTTCTACCCCGTAATGGATTTCATCTTCGAAGTCCATGGGTCTGCCGTCAAGCGTGTACACACTCGCGCCATTGCGCTGATGGAACTTTACGCGTGGTTTCATACCTACCTCCTTACATGTCAAGTTTTGAGATACCACGTGGCTGGTCGTGGTTACGGGTATTCGTCAGCATACTTTCAGCTGATCCCAAGTCTCCTATTCCCCGCCGTCTGGCCATTACAGGTGCCCAACTCGAGCATTCATCTCAAAACCGCAATTATTAAGGAAGCGCATAAGTCCAGAACAAGGTAACTGCTTCGATAGCTCAGAAGAACCACGAGAGACAGTTACCTTACATACTAATATACGCAGTAGTATTTTTATACTAACGCGTATTTCCAGCGAAGACCAACGACGCCAGCACCGCACGGGTGGTGAGCAGCATCTGGTTCATGGCCTGCTCTGCCGTGGGATACGGTGAGCGAAGGCTGATGTTGAACTCTTTCGGTTCTTCAGCAGCCGGTTGTTTCGGTGCAAGTACGAGCTGTGTGCAGGACATATTAGCCATCCAATCGTTTAAACTTCGTGAGGAACTCACGCAGTGGACGCGTATACCAATCATCAGGTGCGCCGACTGCTGCATAGACGACATTGGTTTCCCAACCGGGCTTAGGCTCTTTATTGCTAAAGTTAATGACTTTGTACCGTGTACCGCTGTGGTGCGTCCACAGCTCACCGATGCTGATGTTTGCATCTTTTAACGATACGTCAGTGGTAACAGGTTTATCAAAGGAGTGCAGTATAATGTCTAATACCACAGTCAGTGGAGCTTCACAGTAAATATGACCACGCTCAACATCGAAGACCAGTTCAGACGTTGTACCCGGAACATCACCACATACAATTCGTGGGTTGTGCTGGGACGATGTCATCTTGATTTCCACACCATTAACCGTCGCACGTTCAATGGTGGCACAAGAAACTTCACGCACCGGCGTACCAGAATTGGCACAAGCAATCGGAGCAATACTTACTGGGAAACGGGCCAGAGCAACGGTAATTTTAGTTTTTAATAATTGTGCCATGAGGTCCTCGGGTAATCGGTAAGAAAAGGTGGGTGTGACCCCACCTTTAACAAGTTACTGGATAGGGGTTAACGTGAACGACAGGTAGTTGTCACCTTGGCAGGCGAACGACAGGCTCACTTTTAATACTTCTATGAAATAGCTTTTAACTAAATCACGTTCTAAACCGGAGATCTTCAACGGACGGGTTAGCACAACCGTACGTGCACCATCAACCCACAACGACACGGCACGCTCGACGTTATTCAGCAGCAGGCCAGATACCGTTTCACCGAGATATTCACCCGGTGTCGTAGAGACCGGTCCATTCACGGCTTTTTTCGGTGATGAAAGCAGTAAAGCATACCCGTCATCACGTTTTTCAACCTTCACACTGTAACGCGGTGTGCTGTTCAGGAAGGCGTCCTGTACGCGATTGAAATACCGCGTCATCGTGGCATCATCTTGTTCAGGTTTTAATCTGGGTAAGAAGATACCGTAGCTTTCTTCCCGACGCAAATCAGTCGCAGGGATCTGCTCAACCTGAGAAACCACGTGTGCGTTAAGGATTAATGCCCAGTCTTGTTTGACTGTCAAGTCACCCAATAACGTTTTCAGACTATTGGCATACACCGGATCATTAAACGGAATACCGCCGCTCTTTGCTACACCCGTAGTCAGGCTTGGACTTTGCAGCATTACGCCACCACCTGCGTGAATTCGAATGTTTTCACTTTGTACAGTCAGGGTCTCGCCCGGGCCGGTGTGGTCGACCAGCGTACCTTGCACCTGGCGGTTTGACGTTGCCAGGATATTAACCGGGTACGGGTCTGGGTTGAACGTCGAGACGGTTTTGCCATCTTGCAGGACGTAAACATTCCCCACCCCTTCTAAGGGCACACAGGTATTGGGTTCACGATCACTGTCTGGAATAAAGTACATTTGCGCAGGAAGGTCAGCACCGGCACGACGGAATTCGACATAGGCGCCTGCGGGTACCGGATAAAGCGTAAACAGTTTACGAGCGTCGCTGTCTGGGATGTTCTCTGCAGACATTACTTTGGCAATCAAGTTCATGGTGGTTTCCTAATGGTTGTGTTGATATTGATGGTAGTAGTGGTGCTCTCGTAAGAGCGGGGTGTGCTCGTAAGCACGGTGACTCGTAAGTCAGGATTTGGTTTTGCCTTTCGGTGACGTATCACCGCGGGCTTTCATCTGGGCTTTCTTTACTTGCAGATCAACCACGATACAGCCTAAGCGGAAGGCAATATCGGACATCTCTTTTAATGATTCCTGTCTGCTCTTACTCATCTTAAGCTCCTATGTGATTAACGGCGTTTCAACGACCCCAGCATTTGGGAGCGTCGTGAGGGATTGGGGGTGCGCATGGCTTTACGAAACGTGGCAACTTGCACGTCATTCCAGTACGAGCCGGGTTTAACAGGCATGGTGGATTTCCTTTCACATCAAAAAAAAAAAGGGAGCGCGGCACACGATTACCGACACTCCCAGCGAGAGGCACAACTTTATTAGTTATTCTAATGAGACAGGCGCAGGAGAAAGACTGTATCACATAGTAACACAGTCCTTTGTTTTTAATTACTTACGCGATGTCTTGGAGAAGAACCGAAGCTGCTGCACTACACGACGAATGTCGCCTACGGTGTTGGTTAACACCCCGCGGTTCAACTGTACGCCGTTTTTGTTAATGGTGGCAAGTTCAACCCCGTTCAGGGTCATCTTGTCGTTGTTGATGTTGAAAGCCCCTTCCAGGAGTTTAACACTGGACGGGTCGGCTTGGTTTGGTGTAGTTAAAACAAAGCCGTGCTTTTCGGTAAGTTGGAGTTGTAGTGTGGTCATGCGACCTCCGATACACGGTTAACAGTCATAGACATGCTGCGCGGGAACATGGCTTTTACCAGGTCCAACGTACAGCGGTAATAGAGCGGTTGGGTGTCAGCGCTCTCTACACGCACCAGGAACCATTGAGAGAGACTTACCCACATGACCTCTACTTGGACGCCATGCAGATCATAGCGACCCTCAAAGTCGCACTGGAGCGGTAGATGGATACCCGGGGAATACTGCATGGTGCGATTGGCACCACGGTGGTCAGTATAGACGGTACGAAAGAAGATCCGGCTGTCTTCACAATACCGCGTCTCTTCGCAGCGTAAAGACAGATCATTGATCTTGATGCGCAACCAGTCTCCTTCCGGGTGTTGTTGTTTGAGATGTTCAAAGACATCGGGGCTGATTTGCTGCACAGCCATGTTATCAGTGTGATTCATAGTGGGTACTCCCAGTTACTCAGAACGCGTAGTGTGCAGCGTGACCATCGACTTCAAAGTTGAACTCTAAACGCCATTTACGGGTGTCGCTAAATTCACGCAGTTCAGGCAGTGACTCTAAGAAGTCATAATGATTGAACGGACAGTAAACCACGTTAAAGCGTGGTCCGTAGCTGTTGAAACCCAGGATATGCTGGGTGACATCTACACCTTGGGAGGTTGAACCGTCGTCACCTTCTGATGTAGTGAATTCGACCTTGATCCCGTTATCTTTGTACTGAGGATGCATCGGGTCACAGGCCAGGGCGACATGTGCTGCTTCGACACGGCGTTTTGCATAGACACTCATCAGGCGAACCTTGGTGGTGTCTGCGTCGTGGTTTGCGATGATGCTCTGGTACAAATCCGAGAAGTCCAGGATATGACGATTACCCAGACCACCGATGGCTTTATCAATCGGAATAATGGTCGGTTCCATTCCATCGAACACCACCAGGATCGGGTAGTCCGCCATGAGCTCGACACGGTTTGGGTACAACAGTTCTACCGGATCAGGGGTACGATTACGCTCGCTGATCTCAGGAAGGACCTCGTCCCAACGCGCATCCCAAACGTCGTTGTATTCTTTGCCGTTGTGGACCAGGTACAGGTTCTTTGCTAATTGCTGATACATGTTAAGCTCCATGAAATAAAGGTAAGGTTATCACCTCAGTAATATAGACTTGAGATTTCCTGTATTACATAAAGCCGGCATAAACCCTCGCACTCACTACCTGGTTGGGTAATGAGTGGAGGAGTTTTATGTCATATAATAGCGTAACGGGAATCCCTTGGTATTACTGGACTTATCGTATGAATCGTAACGTTACATTCACTTATTAATGGAGCAGGTATGTCAGTTAACAATCTTATTTTAAACATGGGTATGGAAGCGTTCGAAGAGCCTTCTCTGCCTACTCCGGTTGACACCGTGTATGACGCACCGGTTGACGTTGATGTCGCTAACGTTCTGGTTGTGGATCGTAACGTTGCTGTTGAAGACGCACAGATCGCACAAGCTGAACTGGACATGCAGGCACAGGGTTCTGACCTGGCAACCTACGATCAGCAGATGGATACCATCCAGAACCTGCAAGCGTCAATGGAAGCGTTCATCGAAGTCGGCATCACCCCTGCAGTCGCTGAACTGCTGCACGGTCAGATCACGGCTTCACTGGAAGCGCTGGGCATTGATGCAACCAAAGTCGGTGGTGGCCTGGAAAGCTTTGACGATGCAGAAGCGTCTGCTGCTTACCTGACTGCGGGTCTCGAAGCACTGAATGATGCCAAAGGCACCATCGGGACTAAAGTGGCTGGCGCCATCGTTGGCATGAACTCTGCGATCACGCGTTTCATCGACGGTATCGTACTGAAAGCCGGTCGTCTGAAGAAACGTGCTGAAGGCATCATCGCGGATGCACAGAAAGCCACCGGTTCTCGTCAGGTGAAAGTGAAGTCTAAGTACCTGGCTGTGAAAGGTGACAGGGTGTCTACCAACCTGGTGGGTGATCTGTCTTCGTTCACGAAGATGGTAACCGACCTGTCTGGCGATTACATGCAGAAAGTCGGTGGCTTTGCTAACGGCCCGGTGAACTCCGCAATGGGTTCTCTGAAATCTGCTGCGACCCTGGCTGATGCGAAGAAGATCGTTGACAAGCTGGTGCCGCCTCCGTACCCGGGTGCCAACATCTCTGTCCAGGATACCCCGGCACTGACCCTGAAGCGTACTGAAGTCGCCCTGGGTGGTTACGCGGTATTCGATCTGCGTTACAAAACCACCGGCGGTGATTCTGTTAATGAAATCGCCTCAACCATCAAAGCACTGGGTAAAGCCCGTGTTGCGCTGCGTCGTCCGAAAGAAGAGAAGTCAGACAAAGTGGTCTTCGAAAGCACCCTGTCTCCTCAGGATGCGGTGAAGATCGCCAACGAAGTCATCAAGGCCTGTAACGCAACCCTGGCTATCCAGCGTAACGTGAAAGTGACCCTGGGTGTGTTTGGCAAGATCGCGGACCACTACATCGGTCTGAACGAAGCCATGAAAACGTCGTCTGGTGCAGACAAAGGTGTTGCGACGCTGGTCTATACCCTGTCCAAACTCCCAACCTCTATGATCGAAGGCGTACGCGAACTGGTTCGTGGTATCCCTACTGCGGTCGGTGAAGTCGGTGGCGCGGCACTGGATGTTGCTGCACAAGCGGCTAAAGGCGGCGAAGCGTCTGAGTAATCCATCAGCATAATTGGAGGCCTCCATTCCCCAAAGGGATGGAGTGCCTTTTATGCCGGCTTCGTTTTACTTTTAAAATTTATTTTTATTTCTAAGGTATACATAAGCACAACCCACTGACTGCCCCCGGTCCCCCACTTTCCTGACTCGTTGCACTCGTGTAACTACACTAAGGATGTCGTTCGGCTCTTGCCTCTCTCCTTACCCTCCGCTTCTACTCACTTCATTCATTCATTCCATTATCTTCGATAATTTCATTCATTCATTCGTATCGTACGCTCCGGGGCAAATTCTTACATTTGCATAGTATTACAGAAACGTATGTATAGAAATACTAAAGGCTTCCCCACACACTGATTTTTATTAATTAAAAGTATCTCATCCCCTAAAGGGAATGTCGTACTCCGGACGACCAATATTGATCGGGGCGCGGGCTCGAGGTCAAAAAAAAAAGAGGAGCCGAAGCTCCCCTTATTTGATGACTTACTCAGCCTTCGTTTGATGCAACCAGAAGTTACCACTGATATCCGGTGTGCCGATGGTGTATTGTCGGCCATCCTCCTTTAGGTTCAATACCCGTACTAATTTGAGGAAGTCGTTAATCGTTAATGCCGTGCTGGCAAATGGACCGGATGACGAGCCCTTCCGTAGGCGCGGGTTCTCGGTCGACACGATAACGAAGTCATCTTTATCAGTACGCTCAGCTAACGGGATAGTCATATCGGTGTTGAGGTCAAACCCGTTAAGCGTGTAGAACCAATTGCGTTCATGCGTACCCGGAGGGCCCGGAACAAACCGACGCAACTGAAACAACTGACCACCCTCTTTATCCAACTGGTCGAAACGCACGCCGAGCATACGGACGCAGCGCACCATAAACTGAGGTTGAGACATGGTGGCCATCGTAGGTTCGTCAGCCGCATCACCGAACGGTGAATCGACCACAGCACTGTACTGGAACTGAGCAACCATATTGTCCAGCAGATCTACGGCACTGACGGTGTGTGCGTGGAAGCCACCCATGAACTGGAAGTTATCCAAGGTCAGGAACAGGTCATTATCACGACCCATGGTGACAGCACCCTGAATATCGTAGTCGACCATGAACTGCTGGACCTTGTTAAAGAACGGCATCAGCATTTCAGCAGGACAGCTTTTGATGTACAGAATGCGGCACACCCCTACTGCGGTAAACACCATTTTGAATTTGTGGCGTTGTAAGCGTGGGATGAAGGAGATACAGGTGCGTGCGATGTTTTGGTTTGACTTTTCCATAGGAGATCCTCTGCTATGTAGTTAAGTTAATTAGAAATTGCTTTTGTTGGCGTTACCGGTCGTCGGTTGGTTGCGTCCGCCGTAATTCTGCGGAGTGCGGTTACTGCCCTGCGGGATGGACTGTCCGATTGTCGGTCCGCCAGGATAACCACCATTACTACCGCTGTTTAAACTGTTACTGATGCGCTCACGATCATAACTCGGGGTGAGTACACGACCGTTACCCGATTCAACCAACTGCTTGACTTTCTGCATGTACACATACAGACCGTCCAGATCAGCTTTCAGATCGTCGAGTTCAACAAACGGATTGCTGACCAACAGGTTAATCTGTATCGCGTTGTCGTAGTCGGTGACCATCGCATACGGCAGGACCTGGAAGTCTTTAGCGTTGGCCAGATAGTCCGCGATAACATCCATAGTCAGACCGCCCGCCTTAGGGATGTTGACGTATGCGGTGCGACTACTCATTTGGTGTTCCGGGTGCATCAGGCAAATGGTCAGCGCAACCTCTTTACGGGTTGGACCAGCCGTACTACCTGGCTGAGAGGTAAAGGTCGCGAAACGGAAACCACGGATGAAGTCGATAGGGTCTTTTGCGATCTGTTGCATAGTTGTTCTCACTTGTTGAGTTTAGAGTTAATAACAGCAGCGTTGTCCAGCAGACGTTCAACATCTGCTTTGAGCATGCCTTTGACACCACGGTCGGTTTGCACCGCGTAGTCATACCAGTCAAACTGCTTACCGTTGATGACAAACCCCGGACCACCCATAGCGATCTCGGAGCGTAACCAACCCGGCAGCTCGTGCGTCTTCAGCGTATAGCCGATCTTTACGATATCCAGGATCTTGTCCATGGCTCACCCAATGCTAATCTTGCGATTCCTGTTGACGTGGTTAAATAAACGCGCCAGGGTTGATGCTGACTTGCGTGCCAAGTCAAACTTGACGGACATACCTTCGTCCCGTATATCCAGCGCTTTGAAAACTGTCGCATCGACACGAACATACAGCGTGGCATGTTTGAAATCCGCTGTGTATTCGATATCCGCATACGGCCAGACGTACAGAGGACTTTGCCGCAACCAATCCACCACGGCTTCTTTGGCTTCCATTGTGTCCCGGCTGAAAACGATGTCGGTATCCACTTTATCTGCCATGTTGTCCATATCACGTAACACCAGGTGAATGGTCGATGTTAGTGAAGATGAATTGGCTGGGTCAAATGCCGCCAGGAAGGCTAAAGGGTCTTTAACGGTGTGTGACATGATAACCCCTTAGGCTTTGACAATTTTCAGGAAAGATCGGAAGCCAGCCTCGGCCATCGTTTCGGTGGTTGCACACAGACCCACTGATTCGAGTACGGCGTTAAAACGGTCAAGCGGTAACCCGCACACTACATCAGGTACCCGTGTTGTGAACGCATCACGCAGGAACACAATCGGTTGAGTGTGATCGTTTTCAGCCACGTCGTGGTCTTTGCAGAACGCCTGACGGTCGTCTTCACGCCAATCAAGCCCGGTTGAGGTGATATAGTGATCGAGTATGGATTTCATCGGCATACCGTCAATGAGCCCAATGCCTTGATCATCACCACGGTACGCCCAACCTCCTCCTTTCTCAGAACGAAGGATATCGAAGTAAGTCAACCAGCTCATGGTGTCGTCTTCGTCCAGCACATCAAACGCCTTGTGGATGATGTCCTTCACCTCCGCCAGGATACGATCGAACGCTACGGCCAGGCGTTGGGTGCTGGCGTAGTGCATCAGTGAACCAAACCACATTACGTTCGGATCCATTACCAGTTCCAGCGTACGTGTAACCTCGTTCCATTTTACGGAGTTAAACTTAAACCCGTACTCATTGAAATAGGCGATGATTGATTCCGCCACGTCAAAACGACGGTTAACACTGGTGTGAGTTTCTTTGCTTCCCTGTTCCAGCTCGATAACTTCGCTGCGAACAATGTTCTCTGGGTCAACGGCGACCAAGGCGATCAGGAAACCGTTGTGCTTCAGCATGTCAACGATTTCGTTTTCAATTCTGTCTTTAGATGCGTTCATGATACTACTCCTACAGGTTAAGTCGGCATAAAAGCCCGGGCGATTGCCCAGGCTCGATTTATGTTACTGTGGTCCACGCGGACCGAGGGTGTGCTCGATGTGTTGTGCATTGAGCGTCTTAACGAAAGTGCTAAGACGTACAGCGTCAACCACCTGCCCACTGACGTATTCGTTTGCAATGATCACAAACGTACGCTCATGGTCGATTGTTTGTGTCAGCTCGTCACGATGAGGTGCGCGTGCCAACACTTTAATCCCGATGTTGTCAGGATCATCTTCATCAACCATCTGAGCTTGCGCGTAGATCAACACCACGTCTTGCTTAAACGCGGTGACAAAACGCCCGATGCTGCCAGAAGGGATATCACCGGTTGGCACCAGGCTTGCCCGTACCAGTGCCGGCATTGACAGCGCCATACCCTGGATCTGTTCTTCGGTTTGACCCATGAGTGTGCCATCGGATAACTTACACAGCCAGCTGCCATACGAGAACTGTTGACTACCGACCCAGAACCCACCGTACATCACCCCGATGTTCGTTGTGCCCATTGCCCAGTCCGGGGTATTACTGAGATCATCCTGTGAATCGATCTTGACCAGATCTGCAATATAAATGAATGACATGTTAAGCCTTATTTTACCAGTGAAACTTCCGCCTTATTCACCAGCACTGCACCGTGTTCGCCAACTTCGCCGAACGTTGCTGCGTGCCAGTACGCTGAGCACACCCCTACACGTGGGACCACCACCAGGTAGTCTTCGAGCTTGCTGTCATCAACTGAACCGACAAGTTCGATACCTTGCCCCTTGACAACCTTACCCGCTTTAGCGATGCCACCACTTTTCAGGAAGGCAACCACTTTTGCGGCATTGGTCGGGTATGAGTGTGTTTTAGTAGTCATGACTTAAATCCTTGGCTGTGTGATACGAAAAAGAGAGACTTTGCTGACACAGGATTTATCAGTCACACGACGGTGAACTGTTATCTGAAGGACTGCTGTCGTAACTTCCGTGATCATGGTGAGTGGGGGCGTGGCATGATGGGCTATAATGCCGTCCCGTGTCGTTGTCGTTACTACGGTAATCGTTACCGCTGTTCATGCTGAGTACGGACATCGCTGCGACCGCGTTCATCATGTTGTCATCTTCCCGTTGATGGGACGGTGAAACCGGATACGGTGTCCGACGGGTTGGCAGACGTGGGGTGGTTCGACGGTGTAGGTGATCGGTGTGTAACCGATGGCCTTGACGTAAACGACTGACAAATTGTCCGTTGTTGTCAAGCCCACCGAACTTCGACCAATGCCCGTTGAAGAACACCCAGCGATCATCACCGATGTCGAAGGTAGCACCATCTGGTGCAAGGATAGGTAGGTCTTCGGTGCGCATGACCTTGTGCGGCCAGGCACAGACGATCACCCACGTACCACCCGGATCCCTGCGCCAAACATTGTCACCGATAACTTTAAGCTTACCGGCTTCATCAGGCAACGGACCAACACCCATGGTGGGATCGATCCGCGACTTGTTGTTAACCCGTGCGTAGCGCCCAACGCCCCCGAATCCTAATAACTTCAAAAAGAACTTAAGCATACAAACCCTTAAATAACGATGATGCGGTTTTCAGAGAAGTCGAAGTCGTCCTGTGAAGGAATGTTCAACTGATCGCGAGCAGCGATGTGCGGACCACGGACGTACAGTTCTTTGTCTTCGGTCACAACCGTACCGAAGTGACGCAGACGCCACAGTGAGCCATAATGCTCGACCGGGTTTCTGCCCATGCGGTCCATGAAGAACTTGTCGCCCTGGAAGCTGTTCGGTTCCAGCGCCACACGTTGATGCACCGGACGACCCGCTACCATACCGTCGAAGTACGCCACCAGTTTATCGGGGTTGTACGACGTCAGCATCAGGAACGATTCTTCACGGAACTGGCGACCCAGCACCACAAACTGCTCACCTTCATTCGTGTAGTGAATGTAGCTGCGCACCGTGGCGTTGTTGTTCTGGATCCAGTTAGTGATCTCGGTCAGGTTAGCACCTTCGATCATTTTCATCGCCTGAGGTACTTCAAAGCTCTGGTACTCGGTGTCAAAGCCCAGAGGGTCTTTCAGGACCTCCTCTAACGCCTTCAGCGGGCTTTCTTTAATAAGGTTGGTAAATTCACCTGTGTAACGAAGTGAACGCGCTGTGATGGCTAACAGGCCGTTATTCCAGCGGGTACCGAGATCCGCTTCCAGTTTACGCACCGCAGCCGTGAGGTCAGTGACGTCGACGTTAACCGGGTTCACCATCAGACGGGTGACTTTCAAGGCATAGCACTGTGGGCCGTTGATCTGGATGTAGACCACTGCCAGGTTGTCGTCTTTGGCAGTAGGGTGATTGTAGACAGAAAACTTTCCGTAGTTGCGCAGGTCCGCATCATAACGAATCATGTTCTCAAACTGATTCATAGCCAGTACACGCATAGTTAAATCCTTACAGGTTAAGAAATTGGTTAAGATATTCACATGGATAATATAGGTTTAAAATCAACTACAATGAGAGGAACGCACTATGTTTGCTGAGGATATCCACCATATCCTGTCGGGTGCTAATCAGCAGTTGCAGGCTCCGTGGTCAGAGACACGAGACCCAATTGACTGGGCAGCAGGATTTGAGAAAGTGTCAGCAGGCTTAGAATCCTACGCGACAGCCGGCAACGGCATGACGATCAAGGAAGCTTTCCTGAAGAACTGCCCGACACTGGTTGCTAACCGCGCACTGGTCAAAGCCCTGGCCATGTACTCCAACCGCTTTCGTACCAAGAACCAGGATCACATCAGTTTCTTTGGTGGTAACCTGATTGGCGTCTACCCGATCAAGTTTACTATCGCTGATCGTAATGAATGGTTCGACAGTATCCTGGATACCGATGAAGTCGATCTGACTAACGATGTCCACAACACCATGTTCGTGAACCCGAAGTTCCACGTAACGGGTGACCTCATGAACTTGTCGATGCCGGTGTTGTTAAACCTCCTGCACCACTCGAAAGAGTTGAGTCCAGCTGAGATCGAGCAAGGTAAGATTGATGTGGTCCGTATTTTCCACTACAAGAACTTATCATCGATCCTGTCGCACGATTACCCGTACCCGGCCAACAAGTCGGTTGCCATGGAAACGTACAAACAGCTGTCAAAGAAATTTGACCTGAAACAGTACGGCAGCTGGCACGCCCTAATTGATGCGCGTGCTAAGTCAATTATTACAAAGGGCACCGGTATCCACTACGAGACGTATGTCCGCATGACCGATGACAAAGCCGTCATCTACATGGTAGGTGACGTACAGGACCGTTTGCGTGACGTGATCAACTCCATCAACAACGTGTTCCATAGCGTGAAGATGAAAGAGAACATGATCACGGAAGGGTCGTCCTCTGTGGAGCTGGATGGTGTGCGCCACATTCGTGATGTGGAACGTGTGGTCTCTATGTACCTGCGCTACATCAAGAACATCGTGGGTGTCGAGTCAGACTGGTACCGTCCCGAGTTGGCGGAGATCATCACCAAGTCTAACCCGACCATTCCGCCGGCACCACTGGAAACGTCATTGCGGTTTATCTCCTCGAACTACCGCTACGACAAATCGGGCACCATCGACAAACTCTTGCAAGAGACGATTCAGCATCTGTTTGAATACATCTCTTCTAAGAACTTGCGTCTGAATGACATCCCGGATGTGATCTCGAAAATGAAAGGTGCTTATCGCTCCAGCCGTACCAGTAATGAAAGCTTACTGAAGATGCGTGATCTGGGTGATGAGATCGTCAGCATGGCAACCGGTATTCGTACACCGGCAACCGTTGCAACCGTGCGTGTGGGATTATTTCTCTACGTTATTCTGCGCGCCCTCTCCATGAAACATTATTCTGCTTAAGGGTTTACCATGCAATTGATTACTGATGAATTCATCACGCAACTTTCTATTCATTCCGGTGTTGAAGCATTGCAACAAGATGTTGAACTCCTGACTAAGTTTGTTGCCCAAGCCAATGGTGCTGGTTTAGAGTCACTGGATAATGCAACCGTTAACCTGATTGAGCTGGGTTTAGCTGCACGTTACCCTACTCACTTTACCCCGGGTGCCGGTCTTGAAGCGCTTAGTGGTTTTATTGCTACGTTAAAGAAAGGTATCGACGGACTTAAGAAGCTTGGCCGCGGTAAAGCCAAAGCCACCATTGAAAAAACCTCCGCGCCTGTGGAAAAGGAAATCAACAACACTTACGCTAGCAGTAATTGGTGGGGTGGTAAGCAGATTAAAGAGACTGCTCCGACAACCAATAACCTGTCGAAGTTGATTGGTGATTTCTCTGACTTTGCCAGTCTGAAGACTGCGCTCGCCTCTGCACAGAAGACCATGTCTGATGTGTACGCCGCCAACACGAAGCAGACCGAAGCGTACGGTAGCCTGGTTGATAAAGTTGTGGGTGATATCAAGAAGCTTAAAGGTAAGAGTCAAGAAGAACTTACTGCGTTCGCCAATGAAAAGATGGCAATGCTGAAAACCCATCTTGACGCCATTAAAAGTGATCTGCCTGAAATCAAGCCTGGCTCATCCAGTGAACTGCCACCGTTGACTGCTGAAAACGGCAAAGCACTTGGTGACCTCATGAAAGAGCTCATGAGCTGGGGTGTCGACATCGAAATGGATGCTGAAGACAACCGCATTACGTACGGTGCCGGGCAGGATACGTTTGATGGCCTTGATGAGGCCGATGATAATGATGCCATGAGCACGTTACAGTGGAACTTCCTCTACTGGGAGTCTGCAACTGAAGCTAACTCTAAGCTGGCTGATAAAATCTACAAATGGTCTCTTCAGGTTACTCAGCAACTTGAAGTGGTGATTAACAGCGCTGTGAAATAAACATAGGCGGTGGGGCTTCGGCCCTGCCCTTATGCCACCGATTACAATAATACTACCCTACCGGAGGCATGCATGTCTAAATATCGCACCTTGAAGTACTGGTACTTTCGCCTGTTACGTAAGCTCGACTAATTGATCGGCATAAAAAAGGAGAGGGGCGTGAGCTCCTCCCCTTTATGCTGGTTTGAGTAAAATCATGCAACCATTGCCATTGGACTGATATGAATGAAGCCTTTGCTGGTACTGATACCATACAAGTGCACCGACACCAAATCTTGCTGCAGCGGAAGCATCGGGTAACCGATCAGTTCCATGCTCTGCAGAAATTGGCAATCCGGTATACCAGGCGCGACATTCACCATCCGGGCAACTTTGTTAACAATACGATCTACTAAGTCTAACCCCAGTGTGGTGGCCACTCCTGGAGGGACTTCCGTTTCATAACGGCGAAGTAGATCAGTAAGGATACGAAACTCTTCTTGTTTCATAAAAACCTCGCTGATAAGATAAAACGTGACATGAGTCTATATGTTAGCGCACCCATGTCACGAAATACCAATTAGAAATACATGCCAGCGTAACGCCGTGATTTGACACGCGCACCAACATTTGTCGGCGGTGCAGTGTTACGACCTGCTCGTGCTTTCAACTGACGCGTTTCTTTGGCTTCCAACAACAACTGGTCAACAGTCATAGCATCATTGCCCATATCGACAACCTGTGCACGTAAATTGCGCACTTGTTGTTCAAGACGGGTGATTGCCATCTGATGAGTTGCGGTTTTCAACAGCTCCATGGTGTTGGTCAGTTCATCACGCAGACGGGCTTGGTAATCCAACCAGGCTTGTTCTTCTATGCTGTAACCTTGCGCCTGTTCAGAAACGCACATCACTTTACGTGTGTCGATTCCGTACCAGTCTTGGTGACGCGCATCGGTGATAAACCAGTAACCCAACAGCCAGGCAATAACCAGGTCATCATGACCGCCTGACTTGTGATCCACACGCCCGCCTTTCGCAACCAGCCCCATGATCTGATCGATCAGTTCTTTGTCACGCGTTGCATACCCGGTGTGTTTGGCTGATTCTTGCAATACACGACCATAAAGGATCGGACGCGATTGTGAACCAGTCCAGAACCCGAAGTACGTACGTTTGGAATCGTAGAATTCCTGTGTACGTGCACCCAGTGGTGTGTTGACCAATTCCATGAACTCAGTACGACGCACGGTCTGGTCATCCACCAACGTATTGTAGATACGCTTAAACGGATCCATGCCGCGACGAGGCAGCTCAATCAGTAAGTGGTCGATCAGGGATTGTGCACGGTTACGTTCAGGAACGAACGTGGAGTTCTTGTGCTGTTCCAGCAAGTCCGCCACCATGTGGTTGACGTTGATGGTGTTGGTGTTACGGAAGTTCATGGTTGCCACTACACCCATGTCACGGATATCACGGAAGACGATGGTGTTGCTGTCCCCGGTTGACGTCGCGTCAGAGGTATCCATGCCGACGATGTAGTGCGTGGCCGTTTTGTTGCTTTCGATCTCGGCCTTGGTAATGTACCACCGCACAATGTATTTGTGTTTGGTGATCTCGGTGTACACTACTTCACGCTGCGAGGCGTTGATCTTTTCGTTGAGTGCGATCGACAGAGGAGACGTCAGGTTACCTGAAGTCCAGCGGTTAAGGAAGTCACGTTCTGCCGACTCCTTGTCGTTCTTGTTCTGTGCGATGGTTTTACGTAACCATTCGTCAGTGTACCCCAACTGGCGATGCGACATGGTGATGTTCACCGCCGGTGCTTCTGAGCCCGAGTTGTTCATGATGGTTTCAGACAAGTCTTTGAAATCCACGCAATCATAATACATCTCGTTCCACACCGCTGCATCTTGCAAGATACCGTAGAAGTACTTGCCCTCACGGGAGTCGCGTCGACCCGCCGTAGTGGTAAAGATGTTGCCGTGTGGTGTGCCGAATTTCTCAGCATAACGTCGTGCAGTGGTTGTGGCGTTCAGTGCCGCCGGGATGGTGATATCCACGAATGACAAGAACGGGCCTTCATCGATGTGAATGGTCGCCGTGGTAATACCACGACCCAGGTTGTTGGCTGCAGTTTCGTTACCCTGTGCAATAGCAGCTTTGTACGCATTCTTCAGGGCTGCATAACCGATCCACTCGGAGTTGTCCGGATCGTGACGGTCACGCACAATTAGATACTTCGGCAAGAAGTCACGCATCGCCTTCAGGCGCTTAATGTTTTCTGCACGAAGGTCACCCTTGGTAATCAGGGAGATGTTGTTGTTACGGCTACCGAAGTAGATTAACCACAACATGATACAGTCGGTAGAAACCGATTTACCGGTCTGACGTGGCTGGATCAAGAACACGTCGATGTGACAGAGGTACAACCAACTCAAGGCCATGTTGCCACGGTTGGCGATATAACGGATACCTTCAGCCTGACCCGGAACACGGATGCGAATCACTTCACGAATGAAGTACCAGAAGTTGATACTGCACTCGATGGCGATCGCCTTCTTTTGTTCTTCCGTTAAGTTGGGATCATACGGGTCTACGTCGATCAGAGACTTGTTGAACAAGGAGAGCATAAACAGGCAGTTCTTCACGCCCATGTCATGCATCTTCTTCGCAACCTTCAAGAAGCTGTCGTTCTTGGTCTCATAATGAACGTGTGGCATCATGCGGTATTTACACCAGTCATTGCCATACAGTATCATAAAACGCGTTCCTTATAAAGCACAGGGTTGGAGGCTTTCGCCCCCAACGCCTGTACAGTGAGTTACTGCTTGACCACCAGGGCAGAAACACCCAGCTGCAGTTCAACGTTACCTGTGTCCGTTTTCAGCCACTTCACATACACGGTCTGACCAATGTTCAGGATCGTGCTGATCGTGAGAACCGCATTCCACTGCGATACCGGGTAGCGGTACACGTGGGTGCTGTCGACGTAGATCTCGAAGTGGGTCGGCTCAGGGGCTTTTGATTCCGAAGCAATGGAGCGCAACGGACGCGTGTTGTAGAACATCTGCTGCAGCCATTCAGCGTAGGTCGCAATACCGGAGTCCACCCTCACCGTACGGGAGTTCGCCGTCTGGGTGGTGATCTTACAGGAAAGCGCCACACCGAACAGGGGATCCTGACCGGGGTCAAAGCCAACCGTCCAGTCAGTGCCGGTTGCGAGACCTGGCGCACCGTACAAGACCACATCGATGTTCTGCACATGACGGAACGATTTCCAACGAGAGTCCACATCTGACAGCGTAACCGCGTAAGACAGATGCTGCACCACCCCGTAGTTCAACCCATCAAACGGCTCAGAGTTCTTCGCCACTTCGACTTTGTCCGTCACCTCATACGCCATCTGACGATCCAGGTTATACAGCCACCAGGACATCTGCCAGCCAAGCGTTGCCGACTTGAACACCGGATAACCGTAAAGCTTCGCTGCATACGCGCCGACCGCTTCCGTGGTACGAATGCGATACTGTTCATCCACGTGCTTCTTCTCACCCGGATTTGCAGAGACCGCTTGCTCGTCGTCATTCAGAAAGTACGTCAGTGTCAGGTTAGCCTGTTGTCCGACGATGGTTGGGATATATTCCCGCACCCCGTTTAACACCATACGCTCACCGTCTACTGGCCAGTCCTTATACGAGTTGTCGGTATACCAGACACGCGCACGGAACTCCACCTGACTCAGGTCACGAATCGACACCGGAATCTCAAGCAGGTTCGGATCAGCGCCGTTCATGAATGGCGAGAGCAACTGTACCGCCTTCACGTATTTTTGCCCCGCTTCATTACGACGGACAAACGCCGTGTTCTGTACCACCATGCGATACACGGGCAGAATGATCCCGCCGTTCTTATCGTAGGCTGCAAACGTCAGGGTTTCCCCGTCCGCTAAGTTCATGGAGCAGTTACACGGCATCGGGATACGCACTGCAATGTTGCGTGAATCGTTGAACTTCGCCAGTTCCAGTGGAACCGTGTCGCTCACGATGTTACCCGAGTTGTCGTATTGACAGCTGACCACTTTCCCGTTGACGCCAATGTCGTTGTTCAGCCAGATTTTAGCCGATGCCACATTGGAGCCAAACACCTGGATGCGGTTATCCACACTCATGACCGGCGGCATTTGCGAGTAGTCAATACCACAGGTAATGAACTCACTGGTCATGCGCGAGATGTTGCCGAGGATCACCAGGTCATCATCGGTAGTGCCAGCACGGTCAGGGGCTTCCCACGGCACCAGCGTTGACAGGTTCTCACCTTCTAAGCCAACATGCGCCACGTAGAACCAACCGTTGTCGTGGTCAACGACCCAATCGCCTTCTTTCGGAACGTAAGCGTAGTAGCCGTTTTCCTGAATGAAGGCGGGGCCTTTATAGATGTTACGAATATCCCAGAAGCTCACAAGGTCGTTTGCTTTGGGAAGGATAGGTTGCAAGGCCGCCGCCAATGTGGTCGTGGTCTTGAACGCACCGCTCAATAAATCAGTCATCAGATTATCCTGCAGCAATGGTTAAGTACCCAGAGAGCGACGTGCGCTTGTTCAGGTACAGATCAATAACACGATTCAGGAAGTCGTATTGCAGCGACGTGATCGACAACGTCCCCGGCTGGTTATGCGGTTGAACTACCACGTAGGTCCAGTCGATGTCTTTGGTGCAATGATCGAAATCCATCCACCACTTGTACGGCTCAAGAATCTTGTCCAGCTTTTCATCCGATCCCCAACCGTCCTTCGGCAATATCAGGAAGCCCAACTTCAAATCGTAAATCAGCTTTTGTAACAGCGGTGAATACACCACGTACTTCTGCTGAATAAAGTTAGGATCACCAAAGTCAGGCTGTGGGAACACCGACGTCAAGTACGCGCCCAGACGGTTGTCAAGGTCAAGTGCTGCTTCACGTTGTGGGAAGGTTTCGTAGTCGTCTACGCCACGCACACTGGCCATGATGTTGCTGATGTGATACGGCTGACCGTTATAGCTGGGATCAAGTCCTGCTGCTGACGGAACGTCTTCAGCATACACCAGATCTTCCCGACGGGTTAACCGTCCGGCAATCACACAACGTACCGTTCGATCATCACGCAAGTTAAACACGTCATTATTACTGATGTGCTCGCGTGTCACCCAACCGAACTCATTAGCCGGCTGTGGTTGCAGATCGAGTGTACCCCAACCGGTGCACCGTACAGTAAACTGCTGTGGCTGGTCAGGGAGCAAATACGCTTTGTTGGTGATCACAATCCGCGGGTAGTTCATGATGTAGTCGATACCCGGAACCAGCGAACGCTTGTTCATGATGATATCAACGTTACCCGGTGCAATCGGTGCTTCCAGTCCACCGCCAACCCAATCGTAGGTGATGGAGAAAGCCAGTGTCTTGTCGAGGTGATCCAGCGTAAAGTCGTAACCCAGGAACACATCGTTAAACACCACCAATCCCACGTTACGCACTTTGTTGTGCACAAACGCAAGCTTACCTTTATTTACCGCATACACGGTATCGAGGTTAGTGACGTCTGCCCAAGTGGTGTTGTCGACCGTCGTCCCGTCCCACTTCGCTGCATAGACACGGTAACCGTAATCTTTCAACAGCGTCACGTCATCGTTACCAAAGACGTAGTGTGGTGATTTGCTCGCCTTCCCGCTGTAGACTTCAATCATCGCCGCGTTAGCGTTGTATGCGATGTAGCGGTTGCCACCTGCCTGGTAATAGTTGCCGAGATACAACCCATTGCTGTCGTACTCGTACACCTGCACGTTTTCACGCAGACTTGGCGACAGTACTGCGTAACCATTGCTGGTTTCGCCTTTGGTTAACAGCAGCGGGGTGTTGGCCATTACCTGGGTCATGGCATTGTAACCGTAAGCATCACGCACCAGGTTAGAGCTCAGCAATTTATACTGCGCACCTAACAGACGAATATAGTCACACTGCTCCAGTTCAGCCGCTGACCATTCGGGTAGTGTTGCACGCACGTTCACCATCACATCAAGAATCAATGCATCGGTGAGTTTGTACATTTCATTTATACGGTTACTATTAAAGGCAAGCTTTTGATCAAAGCCGCTTTTACGCATCACACAACGCACGGTGCAGTCGTTGAGCTGACCCCAGCCTTGTTGCAGTACAAAGTTCTGCAAGTACTGCACACAGAGTGCGTAGTCGCGATGGGTCAACTGACGAATCGCATCTTTGCGGTTACGGTGGAAAAACACCCCGGTGCCGTCAGGACCAATCAACCAGAAGTCGAGGTCATCAAAGTACACCACATCCAAATCCGTTTCGTCATTTAAACGTGGCGGATGGAAGATGAACTTCTGACGGTTGTCCAACGTCGATAAAAACGTCGGCATGGTTTTCACCGGAATGTCAACCACTTTAAATACCGACGCGTCATAAGACACCGTGACATAATCACGCTGACGGTACGAGCCCGGTGCGAAATCGTTAACCAGCTTCCCGTTGACCAGGGCTTGTGCTAACCCGACCTTGCTTGCCTTCAGTGACAAGTATTGGTTTTGCCAGCGCAACACGTCAGTGGGGTTGCTCATCATTCCGCCAAAGCAAAGCAGTTTATCCAACCGCTCTTCTTCTAATAGCGTTTCCCAGTAGGCATTGCTGTAGACGCGCATGTACACATCCACATTACGCGGTACCGCCATGTTCTGAAAATCCGTGATCGCAATCAGGATGTTGTGGTCGTAACGCAGTCGCACAAAGACACCGGTCGCTGGGAGTTGCACACCGGTATCCAGATAGACGTTGGCAACCAGCATACGCATGTAACGCAGGTCGCTTAAACGCACCCACTCTTCCATGGGCAACGGAGTAACGTAGTTGTCACCGACGTTCCAGGTCCAGGGGTGGTTCTGTCCGATCTGAAAGACGTGGTACAGTTCTTTGCGGGTCGGCAGCGGTACATAAGCTGTCATCACCGAACTGTAGTTGATATCGCCAATGTCTCGTGAGATACGAGCCAGACGCAACACGTGCTGACGATCGGCTTGTGGGTTAGCCCACGCATTCTCAATCGCGTGGTTTACTAAATCGACGCTCGCCATGACGCCCCCTTCTTACAGATCAATGGTGCCTGCGAAGCTGCGCATGAACACCTCTTTGGTTTTCTTGAACTCACCCCGATCCAGGATACGCCCCAGCACCGTGTTACGGTAGTAGCTGTTGTTGGCTGAACCGTAGAGCATCGACAAGAACACCGGTGGATATTCCAGACCGATTGCACCCGACTCAGCAGCATGACCACCAATCCAGGCACCGCCCGCAACTGACACGAACATCCGCAGGTCCATCAGTTTCAGTTCTTCCGCGCCCACCACTTCCATGGCGTGATCAACGAAAGCCTGAACACCTGACAGGAACGGCGCGTCTTCCAGTGTCTCTGCAACGACGTCTGCCCGCACACGTGATTGGTCAGTGACCTTACGCACCGCGTTCAGTCGCACAGCCGGGTCGGCGAAGTCGCTTTCATTATAGAACTGACACACGAAGAACCAACCGCAGTATGCCAGGAAACGTGGCATCTCGTTGTAGCCCATCTTGGTCTTGTTCGCGATAGCTTCAGCCACCCAGCGTACATACACCTGCATCGGAATAGGCGACAGGTTCAGGAAGTCACGTTGGTTACCTGACATCCAATACCACACCGCCTTCATGCGAATGATCTGCTGTTGCAAATCAGTGATCGCGTTACGGCTGCGCAGTGCGATCGTACCAGTGGCTTGATCAAACATTAATGCCGTACGGGCATCAATGACAATGTTCTGTTTACCGAGCGTGTCCGTAAACGTAATGGGGTTAGTGAATGCCGGTTCCGCATCGTTACCGGTAATCCCAGCCACTAAAAACCACATGCCTTCAACGCGCACCGGACCATACACACCGGTTAAGCCAGGAATGGGTTTTGTTGCGGGGATCAGACGCTTTTCAATCTTTGCCAATTTCATCGCCGATTGGATCTTATCGATCGGGTTCCAACTGGCCGCTTTAGTCTGATAGGGGGAAATAAACATGGTCGTGAAACCCTCTCCTGCGCGCTTTTATGTAAACAATGACACCTAATGGTATGGCACTGTTTAATCGTCGTAAATAGTGAACCATACCATTACTCCCTGCCACGACGGTGGTTTGCGTGGGGTGGATTGGCGCCACAAAGCAGTGAAACATGTTTCTAAAAAAGGCTCTTTTGACACTATCGATAGTTAGGAGAAAGGCATGTCAAATCTTTCTAACGGAGCTCCGCGTTTTATTCTGGAAGGTATCCGGGATGAATCTGTAGTTGCTCCGGTTCCCGTTCCGGAGGTGTACGCGCAGCATTTGCCGCATCTGTACATTCTCGCTGAGCGTGGACCGTTAACCCCGCAGCTGCTTGATCCGACGCTGTTGACTGCCTACTACGGCAGCAAAACGTTTGATCCGCTGTCTAAGTTTTACACCATGGGGTCCGCGTTCGTTTCTACTATTGGTGGAACGGGCAACGCCATTATGGTGCAGCGTGTGCATCCGGCTGATGCGCTGAAACCGGCGTACTTCTCACTGGGTATCGAAATCGTTGCAGACAAAGTCACTGACTACGTCCGCGATGAAAGCGGTGTTGCCCAGCGCGATGCCAACGGTAACTTCGAAGAAGATACCACCAAGCGCGATGGTTATGTTGCGCGCCTCGTGATCAACCGCGACATCGACACTGTGCTGTTTGGCGCAGGTGTGAAGAAGAAAGGTCTCCTGACTTCCTCTACCGGTGAGCAGTCTGATTTCTATCCGCTGCTGGATCTGGAAGTGCCTTACGCGGGTGCCTATGGCAACAACGTCGGTTTCTCCCTGTGGGCACCGAACACCCAGTCTACTACGCCGCTGAATACCGCGGTTGCCGTGGACCAGCTGGCGCAGCTGTTTGCCCTGCGTGTGTATGAGCGTCCGGACGTGCAGTCTACTGCCGTACTGAAACTCACCGCGGATCGTTCGTCTGAAATCAACTTCTCCTTTAAGAAGACAGTTGTGGACAGCGCGACGTCAACGAAGTACAGCTTCCCGCTGCGTGTGAAAGATTACGACAACACCCAAGAAGGCTACGTGCCTGTTCCGGGCCCGGTCGGTCGTACCAAAGTGTACTACGACAACCTGGAAGCGGTGTTGGGTCTTCTGTACACTGCAGAGAAAGCCGCGAATGCTTCTCTGCTGGAAGGTGAAGGTGCTCAGCATCAGATCAACTTCCTGGGTGGCGTGGACTTCTACAACAACCCTTATTACACTCTGCGTGTACAAGGCGTTGCAGATGGCGGCGTGAACCTGAACGACGTAGCGATCTACTACGCGGAAGGCGGTAGCGACGGCTCTTACAAAGATGCCAAAGGCAACACCATCAGCAAGACCACCATGTACAACCAGCTCTGTAAAGAGCAGTTTGACAACTATGGTGATCTGAAAGACATCGAAGTCCTGGATGATGCTCGCTATCCTCAGTCTGCGTACTGGGACTGCGGTTACGATCTGGAAACCAAGAAGTCGCTGATTTCCGTCATCGGCAAGCGTAAAGACATCGTGGTATACATCAGTACCTTTATTGATGGTCACGAGCGTCTGTCCGCACTGGAGCAACGCTCTATGGGTTCTGCGCTGCGTACTTACGCACGTCTGTTCCCAGAGTCAAGCCTGTACGGTACCTCGACTTGCCGCGTCGTGTTCTTCATGCAGTCAGGTTACCTGGCCGGTGATGACTCAGGCGAATGGTATCCACACCTGCTGGATCACGCGTACAAGCGTTCTCTGTATGCAGGCAGCGGCGACGGTGTGCTGAAGAATGCGAAAGCATACGACTCAGCAGACAACAACCGTGTGCAGATTCTGTCTCAGATGGATCTGCTGTGGGAGCCAACCGAAGTCCGTAACACTAACTGGAACCTCGGCCTGAACTACGCCCAGAACGTAAACCGTTCACAAGCGTACGTGCCGCACGTCCAGACCGTGTACACGGAAGAGTCGTCTGTGCTGCGTGATGAGATCGCTCTCACCATCTGCGTGGACATCGAGAAGAAATGTCAGCAGGCTTACCGCATGCTGGGTGTTGACACCCGTCGCACCACAGAACAGACCCTGTCTGAACTGAACACCATTCTGACCGATCTCACCGCGAACCTGTACGACAACCGTGTTGACATCTCTGTTAACGCGTTCCGTACGGTGAAAGATCAGAACAGCCGCGTGCGCTACTCGTGCGAAGTTTCCGCGTCCTTTAACAAAGGGATGTACATCGGTAGCTTCACCGTGGTTTCACGCAACCGTGAGGATAATGCATAATGCGTCTTAATGACTCTATTGCCCAGCCTAAAGCTGGCGCCGCGGCGTTTTCGAACGCCACGATGGTCAATGCGTTGACTGGCGGTTATCACGGTATTTCGGCTAACCTCGCACGTTACGTCGATAACGCCGGTTTCCGTCAGCAGCAGCTGCAGTGTGTGGTGCTCCGTACTCCGGGCGCCATCAAGAACCTCGATCACCCCGAGTCGTGGCATGGTCACATCAAAGCGATGATGGAAAAACACACCCGTAGTATTACGGGTTTCCAGCGTGCGCTGCAGGTGGATCACTTCTCACAGCCGGCCGGTGGTTCTGGTGCTGAGCAGTTTGACCTGGCTAACGTTACCCAACAGCAGCCGACCCCAACGCACGAAATCGGTGAAAAATACGGTTTCCCGAACGGGACCCTGCTGGAGTGGTGGATTCGTCTGTTCATGATGGACCCGGATGTTAAGCGTCCACTCATCATGACTTACCCGAACCCGCCGAAAGACCTGCTGCCTGACATGACGTCGATGATCTGTCTGTATTACGACACTGACCCAACCGGTCAGGAGATCATCAACGCCTATCTGTGCGTTGGTATGCAGCCGTCTTCTTCTGGTACGCGTGAGTCTCGTATGGATAAGAGCCAGGGTTCCGCTGACCTGGTTCACTCCATCGAGTGGAAATGCACCACCATCATGAATGCCGCGGTTGATAAGCTCGCTGAGACTATTAACAAAACGCGTCAGCTGATCGGTGCAAGCCCGTACAACCGCGATCTGCCGGATGTGCTCAAGGTCATTGGCCCTGACATCAACGCTGCTAAGTCTGGTGTGGTTGACGATATCAATGATATCCGTTCACATCAGGTTGTTCGTTAATCGAGCAAAAAAAAACAGCATAAGACCCAGAGGGTTCCTCTCCCATCATGGGAGAGGAACGCCTCTTTTATGCCGCTTGGTCTTTTAGGTAGTCTTGGTACTGGTGGTAGAACCGTTCTTTTATCTGCTCGGGCAAGACGCTGAGATCGAGTCGGCCTTCGATGTGAGGGTGTGCAACCAGTTTAATAAACTGCTGCTTGCCTTCGTCACCTTCAAGGGCTTCTGCACCCAGCTCATGACAGCACGTTAAATAGATACGGTACAGATCTTCCACTGCTGCTTCAAGACGACTGCAGTCATTGAAGTTGTAAAGGTCGTAGCCACCCAACGCTAAACGTGTGGTGGTTTCACGTCGCTTAATTCTGCGCAGACGGAGTTCACGGTAACCCAGTACCAATACCACAACCAGTAAACCTAACCCCACCATGAGGATCAGCTCATCGAAACTGTTGACAGCATCGTTCACTGCGGGGTTCGTGGTTTGGATCGTTTCCATGTATTATTCTCGCTTAGGCAATTTGGCGAGTACTGCCGGTGACAGTAAGCCAGTAAAGTAAGAAGAATACATATTGATCAGATCTGCAGATGACAACGGGAATCGTGTCAGCTCCACCGCCAGGTCTAACCAAATCGCGTTGTCTTTCATGTACGGGTATTCTAAGATGAACACATTGTCAACCAATGGTGAGAACGTCAAACACGCACCCACCAAGTCACACACGCGCTGATTCACAAACGGGATATCCAGGACCTGCGTATCAATTAAGATATCGCTGGCCGTGAAATGGAAACGCAAACGCACAGGGGTGTAATGCGTGTCCAGGGTGTTGAGTGGGTTCACCAACAGCTCCGACGGTGCTAGCATTAAGTCCTGCATCTGCGTGTAAATAAATTTGCTCATTAGGCAGCCCTTTTCAGTTCCCCATGATAGACAAAAGGGATATTGTACTTAACACAGATGTTACGAAAAATATCCACAAGTAGAAGTCGGTGACAGAACTGACCTGCCCCGCAATAACACGCCAAAGCCACACGCTCATGTTGGCGACAAAAGTCGATGAACCATTCCGGATCAGTTGACCAACGCCCTCTCATAAGGTTTAAGTAGATTTGTTGGTACCCAGAGGCGTTAACGCAGCCACTTTTGTAATTCCCTAATAACTCACCCGTCGGTGCTAACCAACGGATGTTGTTATGTTTTAAACCAGAGGCGTAAGTGGTATCCACTAATGGGATGTCCAGTTGTTTAGCCAATCGCCACTGACCTAACTGTATTGTCCATATTTCCATCCCCGCCTCCTTCACCTACAAGTTAATGACGATGTGGGTTTTATCCCACAGTACCTTCAGCGCATCTTTACCCGCCACCGTAGAACCCAGCAGTGCAATCAACCCAATACCGATCATCGACAGCACAACCAACACGATCAGCATTTGCGTCACGGGGTCAATCTCACCACGACCACAGCGAGAGCAACGGTCGCGTTTAAGCAGTTTCATGGGTTTCTTCCTGTGTTTCAGCATCAAACTGATGGGTCTCATCGAACACTGGTTGAATGAGCTTAACCACAGCGCCCACCGTCTGCATGGCAAAGGTGTTAATCAGTGTAATCTCATCGTCGTTGTGTACCACGTTCGCGTTCGGAATGTGGCGATTAAACACGCAATGCTCAGTGAGGCTAGGGAAGCGACTGGTTTTGCTTGCAATGTCTTTCAGACGCGCATTGATCTGACCCTGCACGGTACCTACTGGAAGTTTCAACTCTTCCAATGCCGGAACATAGCCGTACGCTTGACCCCAGGTGTTGTTGTTCAACTGAAGAGTCGTGCGCAAATGGTCGATTACCATCTCATGATAACCCGTGCAACCGTATACCAGATTCTGAATGCTAATGATGTCGTTCAGAATATACTGCGCAACTGCGGTCGGGGCAAAACCGTAACGCCAGCCTTCAATAATAGTGCTGGCACGCATTTGCTCGTAAACAACCCCATAGAGTTCTTTATGCACTTTTTCAATGAGTGCGTAGAAAGTCTCTTTGTAGTTCTTTGCCTGGATGGTGTTGTTTCTGATTGCCCCGTTATGTTGCTCGGTGATCTTGGGGTGGTAGATATCAAAATCCGGATTAATTGTTAGCATGGATTACTCCTGAACCAAGAAATAGTCGCGACGAGACGTGAGTGCAACGAGGACCAGTGCACGGTAATCTTTCAGCTTATCGACTTTGTCAAGTTTTGATACTGACCCGCAATCACTGGCATAAGTACCAAAGCGGACATAGTTCTCTATACCGATCTCTTTGGCAACATCGCTTGAACGATTGTTGATTTCCATTTGCACGTCGATTGCATCACGACTGCGCTCTTCCAGTGACGGGGTGTAGCTGTATGCCTGGCCCCAGTGGAATTTGTCGTAACCCATCAGGGAATACATGGCGCCGTTCAGCAGCTTCTTGGCGAATTCATTTACCTGACTGCTGTTGCTATCGCCGGTGATGAAGGCAAAACCCGTTCCCAAGTATTCATGGGTGATCAGGTAGTCAGCCACCGCCATCGGGTCATAGCCACGATGGTAGCCACCAATGATGTCTTTGATGTTAAGATCAATGTTGTTGATCAGATCATTAAAGTACGCCGCCAGGTTATTTACGGCAACCCCATAAGCTTCTTCACCATTTTGAACGGTCTGCAGAAATTCGCTGGCAAAGAGCTCTTTTCTTTTAAAGAACTGAAGTGTTGTAGTCACGCGATCATCCTTACAAAAAAAGAAGGTCACCGCAGTGACCCTCAGGGAGTTATGCCGCTAAGCCTTTCACGGCAGCAGCAGCTTTATTGGCCATGATCTCGACAACCTTTTTGTAGGTCGTTCCCAGAGCATGGTCACGGTGAGTCAAGCGGTTATGCCCATCAATATTAAAGGTCCAAACCGTTGAATCGAACTTAAACTGATCTTGCTCAATACGCCATACACGACTGCCGGTAATGTTCTTATTCGGTGTCATGATCGACGCCCGGTACTGGTTCTCAATACCGTTTACCAAACGTGCCTGATACATCGCCTCAGCCACACCGACATAATCGCTGATGGTGTCCGTATTGGCTACATCACAGGTGCCCAGCAGGTTATCAAAGATGGCTGAGATCAACCGTGAGGTAGACTCGTGTGCGAACGGGCTACCTTGTGTGTACAGCGTTGCACCGTAGTTAGAACGATGGTTGAACAGCTTGTCGCCACCGGCCACCGGACGATACGCACCGCGCATACTCCAGTCACGAATGATGACGTTCTCACCCATCTTTCTTTGGTTACGTCCAATCCACACGTCATACGTGGTATTGGTGCTGTCTTCTTCAAGACGCAGTAAGCGCGCCCCGATACGGTATTCCGGTAATTCGATTTCCAGCATCTTCACATACTGGATGCCGTTGTGTTCTTGGTGTTCAGCTTTTACGGTAATCTGTTGCATGGTAATCATCCTTTTATTTATGGCACTTTTGGCCATGGGACGGTTATAAAAAAGAAGGAGCCGAAGCCCCTTCCAGGTTAGTGATTAAAACTGTTTACCGGTGTACGGGTTTAAATTACCACCGGTAGGGAAATTTTGGTTATTTTGAGCATGGAACCACATCTGCTGATGATACGCCTGAGGGTCCATATGCGGCATACCGTTGGCGGCATCTGTTGCAGGGTGGCCGGTTGGCATCATTGACTGCTGACCAAACATTGGAGGGTTCACCCCACCCATCATTGGTTGCTGAGGTTTCTGCGCAGCAATCGCTTCAGACTCTTCAATGAAAAGATTGATAAATGCCGGAGAGAAGCCAGCACGATCAAACGCCATTACATGTTGAACCAGGTGCTGATTGGTAATAACTTTATCACCGTAGTGGTATTCTGTTTCCTGTGGCTGGAACTGTGTCGTCATGTACGCGTATTGACCCGTTTTTATTTGTTCGAAAGTTCTGACGATATGCTCATCAGCTTTAAACATCCGGGTCTGACGAAGCGACTTACCCACGTCCATATTCAACAGAGTCTGTTTAACCATGATGGTGTTATCAACAATTTTCCAGATACGGCTGTAGTCGCAACCATATGCGCGGCAGTGTGTCTTCACTTCACCGTTTGCACGGTACAGTCCTTTTGACAACATCCACTCAGCCATTTTAACACGTTCATCAATAACGATGTGTGCCAAGCTAGGTGCACCAGGCGGTGTCAGTAATTGACGAAACACTTGCTGAACCACGGCATGTTCTGCATTGGCTTCGGTATTGCCTTCCATACCCAGGATGTTGATGCCGAGACGGGCACGGTCAGCATAACCCAGCGGGGTTGCCATTACAGATGAACCAATGCCGATGGTCATGTAAGGTGTATCTTCACCAAGCGGATAAAAGCACGCGACCCATTCACCGTGTAACGTATTAGTGTCACAGTCAAGGCCGTACGTAATTGGTTTCTCGTCGTACTCTTCTGAGACCAATTCAACGATCATCATCGATGCATCTTCAAACTCTGCTTTATACTGCGTGCAGATGAAGTGATTTTCGTTAGCTGGAGATTTGATCAGAGAAGTAGTTAAGTTGAGTTTCATGTTTCAGTTTCCTATCTATTGGCATTCTTTCTGAATGCAAGGTTTTGAAACTGTCGCGAAATACGACAGTAGATAAGAGCCGGTTTCCGGACCAGCCCTTAGATTACTGTCTATTTTTGGAATGTCTTACAGGACACAGCCCGAGTTGACCCAAGCGGGTTAAATGGAATTGTGTTTGGCTGAGCGGGTGTCTAGGCCGCTCAGTTTACTACGGGGTAAAACTTACTTCGCACCACCGGTCAGGAGGTCGTCAGCCATTGCACGTACGTGCTTCACGGCCGCAGCGAGTTCGCCACGGTTCGTACCAGCGGCGTTGGCCGTGTAGGAGCTGATGACGTGACCGTTGATGGTCTGTTTGCCGTGCTGGTATTCACGCACGATATCGGTGGCAATGGTGTCCGAGCCCACTGACAGCGACGTAGAGATTTGCGACAGCGCGGTGTTGTTCTGCATCACCGGCAGACCCAGTTCACCGAGAGCCACAGCCTGAGCAGCCATTACGGCGCTGTCATGGCTCTGGAACTTTTTACGCTGTTCGATGGTCAGACCTTCTGGCAGGTTATTTTCATACCAGTTCGGTTCAGTCACAGCCACGCCGTTCTCGCCCATGGTCATTGCTGCTTTCAGGGAGTCAGCCAGGGTACGGGTAGTAGCTTTGATTTCTTTTGACATGTCGAGCATCCTTATAAAGGGGTATGTGGTTTATACGTAAAGTGTTCTCTGCAGAGAATACACTAGGGTGATATAGGGTTCAAAAATCTTTGAACTCATTCACCCGTGATGGGCCAGGTGGACTGCAGCTTCTCTGCGGCGTATGCCATGGCTTTCGCATGCAGCATCTTTGCCGTCAGACCGCTGTAGCGGTTATCGACGATAAAGGATTCGTACGCAGCGTTGAAGACATCCAACATTGCTTCCGGAGACGGACCACCCATTATGCTGCTCCTTCTGGACGTTCTGATTCAGACAACACCAACTCACCGTGGGTTGCATTCATCGCAACCTGATGCGCCAGCAGGACCAACATCTTCTGGTAACGTGCACTGTTCGGCCGCGCATACTGACCGTTCTTTAACAGCGCGTTGTTCAGCTCCAGCAGGTTGAGCGATGGGAAGTAGACGATGTTGATGAAGTTCAGGATATGGTGAACAGTCACCTCATCGCGTGACAGTGTATAAATCAGCTGACTACGAAACGCGAGACCGACCTGAATCGGTGTGTGGTTAAACAACGGCCACGGCACAATCTTGTCCGCATCTTTCCCCAGCACGTATTCATTTACCCGTGCCAAGAACCCACCGATGATTTCACCGCGGGCATCTTTGTCTTTGGCTTCAGCCAGACGTGGAACCACGTTCTGGTATTCTTCGATGACGCGCATGGCGACGTCAGTGTAGCGAGGGAGAAAGGATTCGAGTTCCTTCATCGCCAGAAACGCACGTGCGACACTGTGCGGTGCATTAACAATCATAATCGCTTCCTGGTTCGTTATTAGACATAAGAGTGGGGTGGTTGGTACGATAATACACAGGCCGGCATAAGAGGCAGGGTTTCCCCTGCCCCGTATGTTGTTACCAACGCAGTGAGGTCGGACGCAGAATCGGTGAGTTATCACCGGCTTCGTAATCGTTCATCATGATCTGCAGCGCCGTGGTGTCATTGAAGTTCGACTCCAGGCCGTAACCCTGACCGCCAGCATTTTGACTGGTGACGATCTCATTACGAATAACCGCTGGATCGAACTGGTAGTCACCAAATGACTCCAGACCCGGTGAATGATACTTGGTGGCATTACGCACACCTGGCTCAGGCACCCAGTCCCAGGTCACCAGCTCGTATACGTCTTTCTTCCACGCCATGCCCATCATGGTATCGAGTGTCAGAGAGCGCACAGAGAAGCAGGTGTCTTCGCTGGAGTTTTCCAGTGACGCTAACAGCTTGTCACCGATTGGACCACCCACAGGTTTGATTTCACCCAGTACCGCTACCATCTGCTCGTTGCGGTGAGACTTGAAGTTAGTGAAGTCAAGTTCCACGCTACGAATGTGCAGTGCCCAGTTACTCATGTCGAGATAACGCAGGCGGGAGAAGTACTGCTGTTGTGACATCCCCGGTTGGATCTTCGGATGGTCTTGCTCACCCCGCAGGTGACCACGTTCAATACGGCGCATGAACGAGGAGGACTTTAAGAAGATCTCTTCCAGGTATTTGTTGAACGGGTAGTAGTTGCCGGATTCGTTGTGGATGTTAAAACCACCCAACACCACCGTCCAGTAACCATCCCCGCTCGGTTTAAGCGTGCCGGCTTTGTTTGTGCCACGTAACGTCTGGCACGAAAACGTAATGTTCGACATACGACGTTCCTTTTACGAATCAGTTAACCCCAGATTACCGGCACCGAGTTTCTTGTGAGAGAAGTAGTCGCCACTGGTAATAGGAAGCACGATGATATCTTGGGGGTTACGCAGATCCATTGCTTCGAACCAGTTGTTGTAAGTCAATTGGTAATACCCAGCACGCAACACCGTTGATTTGTTCAGCGGCAGCATGTTCCCTTCAGCAATTCGGATGTATGCTTTCACCACCACCTTACGGGGCAGCTTTGCATCACTGGTGGCTTCACGCCCCACCTTCGTAAAGAAGACTTCACCAATCGGTGTTGCCGGATAACGAACATGTGCTTTATTGTACGGTACCAGCCAAACTTCTTCCGTGGAATCCGCATCACCCAGGATTTTCTTATTGGGCTTTAAGGCCGCTTCGTAGTTGATCGCGTAGATCTTCCACCCGCCCGACCATTTCTCTGCATCCATTTGTTCCCAGTCATACAACGCCGAACTGTAACCTGACAGACAGCCGTTCAACGTTCCCGCAGTGGAGACACGAGGAACAGAGCGATCTTCCCGGTTCATGGTCCGACGTGAGACACGCGGCTCAAAGGACTTCAGACTGTTGTTGGTGCTAATGTGAAACACCACCCCCGACGAGTTCGCCGGGGTCAGGATGTCGACATTGTTACCGATGGTATTTGGCCAATACTCCAAAAACCGACGCATGTCCTGCAGGTCCGTGTTCTCTTCCACCATTAGCTCCTCAGCAAGGCTTCTACGCCTTCCACACGATCTGACGGGTTAATCAACGCTGAAACCACACCATCCTGGAAGTAGCTACCAATCAGCTTCGCCACGGTGTTCGTTGACGTTACCGCTGGGTTACGCAGTCCCACGATCGTCGGTGGTTTCTTGTACACGTCGGCCAAGGCCTGCGGCACATTACGGTACTGCTTGTTCAGATCTTCCGGATCACGGGAAATAATGTTAATGATGGTTTCGAACACTTGCGGGTTCGCACCCATCTTAAAGCCCGCGTACTTCGGTGCCAGATGGAAGCACTTCGCCAAATCAAACAAGCTCCAGCCATACGGCGCATTACCGTTAATGATGAGCTCGTTAAACAGCGGAGGAATGCAGCTGTCAGTTTTCGGAATCCACGTGGTTTCGAATACCGTGCTACCGGCCGCAAACGACAACTCATAGTACGGGTTCCCGTCCAGCTTCACCTGACGCACTTCGGTCGGAGTCAGAATCATGATCGCCGGTACCAGGGTCGCACAATAGAAACCACTGTCCGTTGCCATCACGAACTCACCCACTGACCAGCAGGTTTCACCGACGTTCGCTAACCCTTTGTTAACGTAACGCTGAGGGATGTAGACTTTGCACCCCTCACGGCAAACAACCGAACTGTCGTCAAGTTTGACCAGATTGGCACGGACCTTGTCCCGGTTACGTGTTAAAGTTGACAGGTCCATGGGTTACCCTTACGATTGGAAGTTGTAGTAAACGTCGTTCATCAGTGACTTGATGACCATGTCCATAACGACATGTGACGCAATGGCTTTCGGCGACAGCGTCTGATCCGGATAGTTGTTCATCGCAGCAATGAACTCATCCACGCGCAGACGACAGTAAATGAAGGACGCAAAGACATAGGTGATGACCTTGTCCAGCGCTTCACTGGTACCAACCGGGATATTGCTTGCCAGATAGTTCTGGATATCACGGATCATTTCCTGCTTGGTGCAATCAGGGTTAATCTGTTTCCAGTAATCCTGATCCATGTCGACCACGTGCTGGATCGCGGCTTTGGTCAGTGCTTCCAGCGTGTAGCGGTATTTGTTCGACACACCCAGACCGGTGTACGTGGTAACCACGTTGTTGTACGCCGCTTCATACTGCGGACGCAGATCGAGAATGGTGCGAGCCGACACCTGACGCTGAGAGAACACATCACCGATGATCGCTTCAATAGTACCACCCTGCTGCAGGTACCATTTATGCACATCGCCGTTCAGCAGGATGTTGTCAGTTTTCTGACCCAGCTGCCAGTTGCGAACAATCGGCATGTTGATGATCAGGGTTTTGCTTTCGAGTGCGGCAACACGGGCACGGTAGACGCGACCGATCACTTTACCGAAGTGGGCTTTGAACGCAGAGATTGCCAGGTTGTACGTTGGCAGATCCATACCCCATTGCACGCCGGCAACCGGATTGTCATACAGCGCGTTTGCAATCAGGAAGCCAGACAGGATAGCGTCGTAACCTTTACGGGTATCGAGCGCATCACCGAGGGTACCGGCATTCAGCACGCGACCCACTGACCCGTTACCGAGCATACGACTCAGGAAGCGGAAGTCATCGGAATCGGATACTGGCTGACCCTGGAACCAGATCTGCCAGATTGCAGAAAGGTGACCCGGGATCTCTTTGTCTTCACGAGAGATGAAGTCACGCACTTCCTGTGAACCGGAGTTCACCAATGCATGCAGCTGCTCATCGGTCAGTGCCGGCAGAGAAACAGAGGGCATGCCCACCAGGTCGACTTTGTCGTACTGGGTTGCAATACCGTCAACCAGCGCGCCGGCCCACAGCGGGTCGTAATTGTAGACGTCCACTTCAGGAATGATAGAACGTGCCTGAGCATTGTCTGCCACATACTGGTCAACGTATTCACGGGTAGCATTGATCGCCGGAATAACCACACTGCGTGCGTTGGTGATCATCTTCTTCACACCCGCCGCAATACACTGTGCAGCACGTGCCTGAACAAAGCCGTGTTCAGAAGGCAGAATGATCGGCAGGTTTTCGTTATCACGACGACCTGTGTCAACCGGAGAGGATACAGCAACCAGCGTTTCTGCAACAGATGTGTCATCTGCATGCAGGGTGGCGCTGGCCATGGTCAGGTTACCGATGGGTGAACCTGCACAGGTTTCCAAGCGCACATTGCGCTCAGAGAGCATTTCAGCAAGCGGCATAATAGCCGATACGACTTGTTTCTTCAGCATGACGCGTCCTTATTAAACCGCAGGGGCCGAGATCAGCAGTGGGGAAACGATGTTCTGCAGTTTAGCAGCCACCAGGTTCGGTAATGCGTCTGGGTCGTTAACAACGCTGAGATCCGCAATTTCATTACCGCTGATGGCTTCCATTACTGCGCCAGTGGTTGCGACAATGTTTGCCAGAACGTTGGCGTTCTCATAAAGCTTCGTGGACATACTCTCTCCTTAAAAGGATAGGAGGCGGTTTCCCACCTCCCATTAAATTACAGCGGACGACGGAATTGTGGTTGCAGACCCCGCGCTAACTTCTCCAGCACTTTCCCCGCGGCTTCCGCTTTGGTGATGGCACCGTCTTTGTCAGCATCCAGGCCTTTGTTCTGCAGGTAAGTCGTAGGACGACCTTCTTTGGTCCACAGTACAAAGTTCTCAGGCTTACCAACTGCAGCAGGCCACAAGATCTTCATGTAC